GCCAGAGTCCCGCCCAGGGGCAGTCTGTGAGGCCTGCTCCAAAACCTTGGCTTGCAGGGCATCGCTCAGCGTGCGGAACCGGAGCACGTCCCACGCTTGCTTGATGGTTACGGGCTGACGGTCGGCTTTCTTGCGGACGTTGAAACCCGGGTAGAACCGGCGAACGGCGTTATAGATGTGGGCCTTGGCCTTGTAATGTCCGAGCTCCTGATTGTCGAGCGCGCGGGCGTAAAACTCGTTCCAGTCGGCCGGGACCGGATGGTCGTCGCTGTCCCGGAGAACAAACGCGGCGCCCTCGCTTTGCTGACCTGGCGCGGCGTCTTTGGCCTTGCCCTTGTCCTGTTCGATCAAGGTGGCTGGATCTCGACCTGCGGTGGTCTTGGCCTTCGGCTCGGGCGGCTCGGGCGGCTCGGGCGGCGGATTTTGCTCATTGTAGGCGGACACGTGGGCGGCGAACTCGTCCAGTTCCCAGTAGGGGACGTCGGTGGCCAGCCCATCGCTCGACCTCGGGAGTGCCCAGGGCGCGACCTGTTCCAGCATTGGCCTGGCGGCGATGACCCATCCCTTGCCGCGTTTCTTGATGGGGACCCACTGGGCAGGGATGCGGTAGCCATAGCGGAACACGCCCAGCTTGACGGCAGCACGTTTCAGGGCGTCCGATTCGCTGGACTTGTTGACGTCCGGGCCGCGACCTCCACCTGCGGCGCCGAAAGATTGCTTGGTGACCCAAACTCCGCCAGGCCACAAGGTTCTCAAGGTGCAAAGCAGGCCGCCATTGATGGCGGTGTATTCCTCGGTCCAGCCCTCCACCCCAAAGACGTCGTCCAGGCGGTCTTGAACCGCGCGGGCGTCGACGTAGCACACGGCAAGCCCTTGCTTTCGATCTTCCATCGTGTGTTGGAGTTTCCAGCCAATGTAATATTCGGGGAAGGGCGCCAAGAGGCAGTGCCGGATGTGTTCGGCGGCCTCCGGGTCAACTTTGGACGGTGGCGCCTGGGCGAGGCCCTTGGCGGCCAAGATGGCGGTCAAGAAGGTGGAGCTCAGGCCATCGGCCAGGGCGGCCAAGGTGTCGGCGGGGATAGCTGCGGTTGGATCGGAACGGGTGGCTTTGGTTTCTTCTGTCACTTTTCAGTCTCCTTTTCTGCGGGAGGGCCAGGGGCGCCCTCCGGTTCAATAGCGGTGGCGCCTGGCCTAGTGTCGGGCGGGCGCCTTACTGTACAAGAACGCCCTGTACAAGCTGATGGCCTGCTCGGCCTGTTCGTGGTCGGCCTCGGCCTCGGCCAGGGCGTCCTCCCAGTCCTGGACTTGTGCGAGGGCCTGGCGGTACGGTTCGTGGGCGCCAAGGGCGCGCGCGCGGTCCTCCTTTCGTTCGGTCACACTAGCGCCCTCGGCCTCGTATGCACCAAGGAACGCGTCCTTGATGTCGTCAGCGACGGCTTGGGCGTCTCGGATAAACCGTTTGGCGTGGGCAATGGCGCGACTGGCGGCGGCCAAGGTGGCCGTCATCTTGTCCAGGTCGCTCAGTCTGACGAAAGCCTCAAAGGGCCTGTGCACTCCGGAGCAGGACGGGCAATAGGTCTGATTGGCCAGGTGCCAGCCCAAGATCTCCGGGCTTGCGATCCAGTTCCACTGGACAGCGTGACACGTACCGCAAGCCTGGGCCAGGTAAAAATCCAGCCCTTCTATGCATAGGCGGGCCTCAATGCGGTGGCCGCCCATCTCAAGCCTGGCCAGGCCAGGCGTGATGTCCACGATGGTCAGGTTTTCCAGGTAGTACCCGATGTGGGCGTTCTCGTCGCCAGGCTCGCACCCCTCCGGCTCCGGGAGGAACGTCAGGATAAACTGCTCAGCGGAGTGGAAGGCAAAGCGGAGGGCCTCCTTGCGGTGTTCCTCGTTTGCCATGCTGTAGATGCGAAGGGCGTGTTCACCGAGAATGTCCCCCTCGTGGACAGGGGCGGCCTTGGGGTGTGCCACATCATCAACGTCAAACAAGATTCTGGTCGCGTTCATAGCGTCTCCTTTACTGGGTGGCGAAGGCTACTAAAGCCATCATACCACAATAGAATCAAATTGTCAAGCATCAGTTTGTTGTATGTCCTGCTGGATAGCTTGGGCGCGGGCCTGGGCGGCCACGAGCTCGGCCAAGGTGGGCGCGTGGTCCTGGTCCCATAGGTCGGCCAGGTGGGCGTCGTGGGTCAGGCGGGTTTCTAGCACGATGCTGAACCCACGGGCGCGAACCTGACCAAGGAGGCCTGCGACCTGGCCAGGCTCCATCATCACGGTGGCCAGCCCGCCCAGGCCCACGGCGGGCGCCGTGTCGGCAAGCATCCAGATGGCGCCCTCCGCAATCAGCGTATCGCTGATGTCGTCCAGGCGGGCCACAATCCCGTGAGGAAACCGTAGGCGCCTATTATGGCTCCATCGGGTGGCCTCCACGGAAATCAGGCCAGGGACCGAGACGCCCACGAGCGTCCCGGTCAGGCTGTAGCCAAGTTCGGGGTCGGCCCCAAACGCCAGGGTCACTTCTAGCGGTGGATGGTTCACCATCGGATTCCACTCCTGTAGCTTGTCCCCTTGAACGGGATGGCCTTGGACATCTCTGCCATCCGATCCAAAAGGGCTTTGCCCACCCACGGTTCCAAGTCTTTCGGGGCGGCGTTCGTGGTGATGATGGTCGGGCGCCCTCTATTGTAGCGAGAGTCCAGCGCAGTGTAGAGGATTTCATGCGTCCAATCGGTGGGCTTGGCCTTGTCGACGTCGTCCAGAACCAGAAGGCGGGCGCGTTTCAGTTCCGTCTCCACGGTAGCGGTTCGCTCCATACTGTCACGGTCAAACGTGGCCTTGAGCCTGCTCAGGTATTCGGGCCACACGCGAAAGTAGACGCGGTCCCACCCGTATTCCAGGACGGCGTTCATCACGGCGGCGGCCAGATGGCTCTTGCCCAGGCCGTAGGCGCCGTGGAAGATTCTCCATCGCTTGGCGCCCAGTTCTCGAGATATCAGGCCGTCAGCGTAGGCGCGCGCGGCGTCAAGCTGCCGTTCGCGGTGGGCCTTGTCCGGGCTCGGGCTGCCGTCCGGCTTGGTCAAGCTATAGCTATCAAACGTGTGGGTGGCCAGGCGTCCGTTAAGGCCTGCGGCCACACGGGCGGCAGCCATCCGGGCGGCGTGTTCCTGGCATTCCTCTTTAGACTGGGCGGCCTGGGCCTTGTCGCAAGGGCATACGCCAGGCTGCCCAAGCATGATGACCATCCCCTCAAATTCGATGGGCGCGCGCGGGCGCGGCTGCCCACAGTGTTCACAGAAAACGGCGTGTTCCGCCAGGAGGGCGGCTTGGTCAGTTTCCCAACGTTCGTTGAAGGCGGCAAACTTGGCCCCCATCTTTCCTTGTGTCATCGTCATACTCCTTGGGTGGCGTGGGTCTGGCCTACTTGGCGGCCAAGGCGCGAGCGATGGCGTCCACGCTATCCTGGATGCGCTGCCGGCTGCCGGGCGCGGATTCCAGGCCGTAGCGGTCGGCTACCTCGGCGGACGTCATCAGGGCGGGCCTTTTGTTCGCGTCCTCCTGGGCCTGGCGGGCCTGGTCCTCATCCTCGGCGGGGATGCGGACAAAAAGGGCGTTCGCCTTGACGCTGTAGCCCAAGTGGACGGTTTCCCCCTCTTGGGTTTTATAGGGCGCCAGGTGGACCTCGTCGGTGGCGCCCTGGGGCAAGCCTGGGCGGTGGTAGAACAGATTCAGCACATCGGGCGCCGTGGGCGGCACCCACAGGAACGCGGTCTTGGACGGCTCCGTGATGGCGTTCCAAGCCTGGCCAGCCAGCAGGCCCAGGTAGGCCATCTGGCGGTCGGCCTGGCACATCGGGACGGGCTGGGACGCATCGGCCGGTAGCGGGCCTGGGGCGCCAGCGTGAACGGGCGTCCACAGAGCACAGGCGCCATTACCGTGTTCCTTGGTGGTCGGTATCAGGGCCTCTAGGGCCTGGCGGCGGATGGTGTCCCCTTCTTCCGCCGTGTGTTGTTCATAGTTCCAGTCTAGGTGCAGCGCCATCACGGGACAGATCTCGCCAGGGCGGTCCCCTCCATGGGCGCACGCGGTACAATATTTGGCCTCGTAAAGGTCGGCGTCGTAGCCGTTCGCAAAGTAACCCATGTTCGTCTCCTTGGCCTATTGGAAGGCGTGTTCTAGCGCCTGGGCCTGCTCGGCGGGCGCGGCCTGGGTGGCTCGGCCGTTTTTGCGGCCTTTTGCATTGATGGGCGCTCCGGTTCGCAGGCGGTCCAGCATCGTGTTCAAGATGCTGTGAAAACCCGTTTCAAACGGGGACGCGAACGAACGCCAGCTATGTTCACTTTGGGTGATGGCCTGGATGGCTTGGGCAGTTTCCTGGGGTGTCGCGGCCTGGTCGCGGGCAGTGGCCCATCGTTCCAGTTCGCGCGGCCAAGCCTCGCGTTCTGCATTGTCCAGGCCGCCAGGCGTCCGGCCGACAAGCGCACAAAAGGCGGTAGCGGCAGGCGCCCACGGCTCCGGGCTGCCGTCGTCTTGAACCCACGCCCAGTTACGGGCGGCCTGGGCGGCCTGAGTCTGCTGGGCCAGAGCCAGCCATCCCTCGGCCAGCCCTTGATCTCCTGGAACGAGGACCATCGGCGCGGCAGGCGCGGCGCCGTCCTGGGGTGGCTCCCCGCCTTCCCCCCAAAAGAGAAGAGCGTCCTCGTTTTGACCTAATCCTTCCTCTTGTTGTTTTCCTCCTTGTTGTTCTTTTCGTGTCCTTTTGTGACCCGGTGGTGGACCCATTTTTGACCCGACTGTGGACCCATTTTTGTCTCCACTGTCCAAGGGGACATTTTTGTCCCCACTGGCCAGGCGGGCGGCCAAGGTCTCGGCCAGGGCCTCGCGCTCCGCCCAGGTAAGTTCCAGCCCGTCTTGTTTCAGGGCGCGCGATACAGCCCTGCGAGACATTTCCAGCCTGGCTACAGCGACCACTTGGGCGTTTCTGGTCAAATCCTCGATCCAAGTGATGGAGGACGTGCCCATCTGGCGTTCGCGCGTCACATAGCCAGCCTTGACCAGGTTGGACATGCGGCGGGTGATGGTCTTTTCGGTGACGCCCATCAGGGCGGCCAAGCGTTCGCGGCCTGGGTAGCAAGAATCGGCCTGCTGGGCATGCATCAGCAGGACCAGGTACAAGCGGAGGGCGCCGTCTGTGACGCGGTGGTCCAAGGTGGCGGCGTGGTACAGGCCAGCCCACCCAGCGCTCTGGACAACGTTCCTAAACTTGAGCGGGCCAAGCTGTAGATCGGATAGGGATACCATATTCTGCTCCTTTTGGATGTACATACAAGAACTGGCCATCCTCGGCGGGCGGGCGGGTGAAGTAGCGGGCCAGGCTGTAGGCGCCATCCGGGTTACAAATGGGACAGAGGCGCGGGGACTCTGCTCTGCATTTCAGGACCATCTCCACGGCCTGGTCCACAAGGTCCTCTTCCGGGACTGGGCCAAGGGCGGCCTCTGGCGGCCACGTGCGGGCCAGAATCAGCCCATTGGATGCCTGGGCTGCTACGGCGGATGTCAGGCCAGAGCCGTTCCCGCTGACGTGTTCGCCCAGGCGGAAGGGCAGCGGCCTGGCGGTAAAGCCAAGGTAGTGCTGGCAATGCAGATAGGGCTGTTCAAAGTGCAGCAGGTAGACCACGCCCAGTTCCCCACGGTAGCCCACGCGTCGGCGTTTGTCGTCGGTGTGAACACGGCGGCTATTCATAGCGGGTCCTGTCGTGGCGGTAGTCTGCCGCAGCCTCGACCTGCTCATAGGCGTAGCGGATGGCCTCATAGATAACACTGCCCTTGGTGTCTGCATGGGGGAACGCGTCGGCCAGTTCGTTCAGCATGGCGGCCAAGCTGGCCTCCTTGCCCGTGGGCGCCCTGAACCATAGTTGCTCCCTGGCGTCGAACACAGGCGCGCGGCGCAAGCTCAAGCCTCGGCGTTTGGCCTCGCTTATCACGGCCGATTGTGTCCGCTTGGGCAGCCCTTGGGCGATTTGCTCCGCGGACTGGCCCTTTTCGGCCTGCTGGACCAGGAAGGCTATTTCTTGATCGCTCCAGGCGCCAGCCCTTCTATCCAGGCTGACCCTGAGCTTGTGGGCGCGGGCGTAGACGCTGGACGCGGTGCGCCTTGGGGACAGGAGTTGCCCTATCTCGGCGGCGGTACGTGTGCCAGCCAGGGCGCGAATCGTGCTATCGTCCTGCGGAGTGTACGGATTGCGAACCATGTAAAATGCTCCTTTCGTTTGTGGGTTTGGGTGGCCGCTAGTCCATCATACCATAGGTACAGTCAATTGTCAAGGACTGGCTTGGTTTTTGGTTCAAGCGACCCGATGTGGGCCAGGGCGCGCTCTAGTTGTTGCCTGGCCTGGGCCAGTTCGTGGCGTAACTCGTCGTTCTCGACCTGTAGATCTTGGGCCAGGCGGGCCAGTTCCTCCCCGTAGGCGCCACAAGTGCAGCGGGCCTTGTGGAGGGCCGCCAGGCGCCAGCCTTGGCGGTCCCCGCAGAAGGGACACGTCTCGGCCTCGATGACCACAAGAGGGGCGCCGTCGCTCTCCCATAGCTCCCGGTTGATGACGTCCTTCATCTCGCGCGTATTTTCAAACTCGCCTTGACAGGCGCGCTCTAAGTAGGCCTCTTTCATCGGTCTGCTAAGGGCGCTTTTGGCTACGCTCTTGTGATGCTCAAAAGTCAGGTCGGGGCGGCGGATTTCATAGGGAACGTGGCGACACACCCAGGCGTAAGACGCCAAGGTGTCATATTGATGGCCAGTCAGTTCTATGTACTGGGTGTAGGTGTCTCCCCATCGACTGGCGCCATAGTTTATCAGGTCGCCCAGGATGAAGGGCATCCTGAAATGGGCCTTGACCAGGCGCCCAGTCAGGTATCCCCATTCTTCCAACGTCGGGTTGCGCGTGAACCGGGCGCCCACTTCCGAGATCTCTAGGACGTCAGAGGGAACTACGGGTAGACTGGCGGGCTGGCCTGCGTTTGTGGGATAGGGATCAAAGTACCATTCCCCTCTGCCGTGATGACCATTGAAATTCCAGTGCAAAAGGCGCCCTTTTGTTCCATGCGTTAGGCCCTGCGGAAGGTTGCGCGTCTGGATGGTTACAACGTGGGCGGCGTCATTGTCCCAGCGGAACGTTGCCGCCTGGGCGCCCAGGCGGTGAACCTGGGCGCCCTCGATGATTTGCCCTATCGCGTTTGCTACTGCGGGCGTGCTCATTGGGTCGAGCTCCGGATCTCTTGGATAGCCTCTAGGATCTGAGCGACGTAGCCATCCAGCCCGTACCAGGAGAGGTACTTTTCAAATGCCTCCACGGGCGCCAGCCCCTGGACCACGTCATCCAGGGCGGCGTCTGTCTCGTCTCGGGCGCCCATGCTCTGGCGGATGGCGCCCAGGACGTCGCCGGACAGCAAGCCCAGGTCCAGCCCTCCGGGCGTCGGGTCGGTGGCTAGGAGCTCACCATCCAGGTCCGGGCGGCCTTGGGTGGCCTGGCCCAGGGCGGGCGCCACGATGGGCGCCCAGTGAGTGACGGCGTGGGCCTCCACGCCCTGGGCGTCAAACCATCGGCCATCTTTGAGGCGGCTCAGCGTGTCGGCGTAGGGCGGGAAGTTCCCCGTGTCCACCCAGGCCCAAACCTTTTCGCCGGGCGGTGGCGGCTCTTGGTCGACCAGCCTCCACGGCCATGGGCGTTCAACCTTGAACGTGATGGGCGCCTGGGCGACGCTGACAAACTGGGCGGTCAGGGCGTTCAGTTCGTCAATCCCGCTACTGATGCTGCCCAGGAGGGCAGCGGTCGTCTCGTCCACTTCGTCCTCTTCGGCCTCCGGGCCAATGATGTAGCGCCAGGCGGTCGGGACGGCCTCTCCGCGTTGCCAGGCCAGGCCAGCCAGGGCCGCGTCGTCCCCAAAGTCGATCCCGTTCAGGGCGTCGTCTGCGGTCGAGCGGCGGCCAAACGCAATGAAACCGGGCGTGTCCGGGGTGGCCATCCCCGGCACGTACTTCATCCAGATCTCGGTCCACTTCATCATTGGCGGCGGTGGTCCCTCTCCGAACCTATTCCACGTCTTCACTGTTCTGCTCCTGGCCCTTGGTGGGCGTATAGGCGGGAATCGCCCGCCAGGCGAGGACGGTCATGTCCTGGTTTTCGCTGTAGTCGTACCCGTGGACTCTCCACTCCTGGTAGTCGCTGCGGTAGTGGGCCAGATGTGCCCACTCCATAGGGCCTTCCGGGCTGCCATCGTCAAACTTGACCCAGGCCAAGACCGTGGTCGTGTCGGTTGGCAGCTCTAGGGCGGGATCAGTCCAGAACGCGGGCGCGGGCGCGGGCGCGGGCGGGATGGCCAGGGCGTCGGCCAGGCGGGCCTCGGCTCTCAAGCTGTAGGCCCACCCAAGGTAGCAAAAGTCCTCTTCCATCGTGGGCGCCAGGGCGCTGCACTTGTCGCAGTCGGCCAGGTGGGCGCGGTACTGCTGATGGGCCATCACGGCCTCTCGCCAGATTTCGGCGGCTGCCCATCGTTCCAGGATGGCCAGGGCGCGGGCCTCGGGGATTTCGGCGTTCATTGCGACCAGGGCGACGGGGACGCCTTCCCCGGTCGCCAGGCGCCACATATCAGCGGCGGGTGATTTTTCGACGGTCAAGGGCGCGTCGTCGTTCATGCCATAGATAGACACGGTTCTGCTCCTTATCCCTGGCCAAAATCGGCCAGGACCTCTTCAAGTGTGCGGGCGACAAGGATAGCGCCTGGCCAGGTCGCTATGAACTGCTCTTGGCCAGGCGTCAGGTCGCCCTCGTCGGTTTTGATTTCCACGCCACGTATCAGCCAGAGGCCCAGGCGGGCATTGTAACCCCACGTGAAAATGTCGGGCGTCTCAAAGTAGGGCGATGCGTCCCAAACGTGATGGCCACAAGCCCGGAGGCCTGCGGTAATCTCGGCTTGGTTTGCGTCTCGCTGGGTGGCGTAGCGTGGTTTGTTGCTCATTCGCGGTGGGTCCCCCAGGTGGCCGCATGGTCCATGTCATCCGGGATGCGGTAGCGATTGGCTCCGTAGCGGCGCCAGGTGGGCGCGTCGGTTCGCTCTCCCGTCAGGCGGATGGCGTGGGCGGCCTGGGCGTCCAGCGGGCCTTTGACGCGCCATGCGTTCCCATCGGTGTGCAGGTCGGCCTCCAGGATCTGGAACGCTTCCACGCCAGCCTCGCGGAGGTCCTCGCTCAATTGGCGTTTCCACTCTGCGGCGGATTCAACGATCCCATAAAGGGTCAGGTCTAAATGAACCGCGTGGGCCAGCCCTTCCGGGCTGTATTCGATGGTTATCACGGGCAGCCTCCATAGCGAATGGTCTCTTCTGTGTCATCCGGGACAAGTAGGGCCAGCACATAGTCGCCCTCTAGCGGGCCGCTCGGTGCCCGGGCGGATAGCTCGGCCTGGAGGGCCTGGGCGCGCGGGCTATCGGCCGGAAGGCCAGCCAGGCAGGTTTCTAGTCGCTCTGTGCTCTGGCGGTCCAGCCAGGCTTGGCTCGGGACCTGGGCGGAGACTGGAAAAGGGCTTGGGCCTTGGCGGGCCAGGGCGCCCACGGGCTCGGGGGGAAACGCGCGAACGGTGTTTTGGGTGGTCATAGGTGGCTCTCCTAGCAGCAGCCGTCAATGGACGGCACGCGGGCAATGGCGCATCCGCCATCCTGAAAATAGAAGCAGCCCTGGCAGAACTCCGCGTCCAGGGCTGCAATGAGGGCCTGGCCTGGGCCAGCCATCAGGGCGTCAATGGCGTCACCATTGGGCGCTCTGGTCAACTGGCCCAGGAAGGCGTAAAACCGGGGGAACCTGTCGTCAGGTGTTTCGGCCAGGCGCTCGGCGTCGGCCAGGAGAGTGGATAGGCGGGCCACGTTTCCGCGGGCGGCGTCTAGCGCTCTGAGGAAAACGGCGGGCGTCACGGCCAATTGGTTCACGTGTTGCTCCTTTCGCTTGGGCGGCGTCACTGTGTAGCCATTCTACCACAGGCGCGCGGTATTGTCAAGGGCGGGTTTTGTCGTTTTGCTGGGCTTGGGCGGCCTCTTCTTCAAGCCATCCTTGGGACCAGGCATATGCCAGGGCGGCGTCCTCTCCCACGCCCAGGGCGTATGGATTGCTTGTGTAGCGCCTATTGGCCCGAAACGCGACCCGCCCACGTTCGCGGGCGCTATCAAGGTCTTGTTGGTGGATGTCCTCAAGCGTGAAACGGTTCACTTGGCGGCCTCCTGGTCGCGGGCGGCGCCGGCGATCTCGGGCGGTGTCTCGGGCGCCACGATTGCCCACGTCTCGGTCCCACAGATTGAGCAGTAGCGGGTCAGGTTAGAAGTATCCTCCTGCTCATAGGCAACGTCCTGGCAATGCGGGCACCAGCCCAGGCCCTCGCGTTCCGCGAACTCGTAAATCAAGGCCTGGGCCACGTCTGAGAAATCCGGCCGAGACAAGGTGTACGGGTGGGATCTCCACCTGAGCGAACGTTTGCAGCCGCGTGCGTACATGAAACCGATGGCCGTCCAGCCTTGTGGGCCTACATAGGAGCTCGGGATCTCGATCCAAAACCCCCTTGTTCCGCTATTGTCCCCAGGGCGGGCGCGGGCCTGGATCGTCTTTCTCTTTCCCATTTTACCCTCTTTCCGGCTCAAGGCCAAGTATATCGGCCCCACAAGCCATACAAATGTCGCGGATACCACGGGCGTCAAGGGCGCCCTCCACTTCCACAAGGTTGTCGCAAGCTGGGCACCAGCCCATCTCATGGCTTTCGACTTGTAGCGTAATGAGTGCTTGGGCGGCCTGGGCGCGCGTCCTGTGCGGGAATCCGTTCGCGGTTTCTGGCCAAGTGTACCATTCGGTGGGGGCGGTCGGGCCAGGGATTACGGCGTAGACGGTCCCCAGGGCGGTCGGCCAGGCTTGGCGGGCGTGAGGGATCAAGACAAAGAACCCAGGCATGCATCCGTGAGGGGTGGCTGTCTGTGTGGGTTGGTAGAGCGTGTGTTTCGCTGGCATAGTGTCCATTCGCGTGCATCTCCTTGGCCAGGGCGGCCACGTGTGCCGCCCTGGCGCTGTGATGAAATCGTCTACCTGGCGTCTCTGGCCTCGACGGCATAATCGCGGACTTGGCGCGCTTGCCATTCGGCTAGCTCGGCCTCTTCGCTCTCCACGTGGAGGATGTAGGCGTCAAGGTATCTCTGGGCGTTCCGGATGGTGTAGCGCGTCCTTTCCACAAACTGGGCGCGTCCATATTGGCGGTATTGCTTGGCCATCAAATTCGTAATGTTCTCAGTTGAGATGTAGGCCTCGCGGTAGAGATCGGCCTCGGTTTGGTCCGCCGTTTGTTTGAGTCGGATGGCTATCAAGCGGAGGGCCTTCCAGGTTTCGCCCAGCTCAGCGCGGATCTGATCGGCCTGGGCCAAGAACTGCTCCGCGACCTCGGCGGCGGCGGCTTCTTTCATCTGGCGATCGCACCAACGGAGCGTTTCGATCGGGCCTCGCGTGTCCAGACGTTCGTGCAGCACGTTGACGGCATCGGCTCCGGCCTGGGCAATGTCTCTGGCCTGGTAGGTCAAGAACTCGTACACATAGCGCCAGTCCTCGCGGTCGGGCGGCGCTCCGTCCAGTTCCTTGACGATCTGGTCAATGCGGGCCTGGTTTCGTGCTATCAGGTCGCGCGTTTTCTTGGGCATACGGCCGGAGGGCGTTTTCGGGCCGTCCGGGCCTTTCAGCCACGTGTTCCGCTGCGTCCACTTGGTCATCCAGAGGCGGCGGCGGTCGCGGCCTTCGGGCGTCATCGGGTAGCGGGCTTTGGCGGCCTGCTGGGCCTCGGCCAAGGTCTCAAGGTGGGCGTCAAAAACGGTGGTTCGTTGGTCGGCGTTCATCGGTCGGCTCTCTTTCTGGCCCAGGCGGGCCAAGGCGGGCGCCCACGGTGGGCGCCCTGGCGGGTTGGGTGGCGTTTAGTTGTAGCAAACCAAGCGCATGCGGTTTAGCGCCTGGATGTCCAAAATGTGCTCTTGGCGGGCCAGCGCGGTGGCGGCCATTTCCACAAACGCGGCCTGGCGGCTTGTGGTGGGCGCCTCCGGGGCGGGCCAGTCACCGATCCAAGCAAAAACCAGGCGGGCCACTTGCTCATCTCGGGCGGCCTGCTGAGCGAACCAAACCTTGGCGCGCCTGTTCCGCAGCTCAGTCAAAATTTGGTTTACGGCCTTGGCGGTCCAGATCCCCCTGTAAAAATCGCGGGCCAAGCGCGCCAGGGCGCGCTCGTCGTTCGACCTGTCTCCGTCAGCGGTTACCTGGAAAAACCAGGCCACAAAATCATCGCGGTGGTTATAGCGGCTCATGTTTGTCATCGTTCTGCTCCTTTGTGTCTCGCATTCAACCAAACTGTGACACCATCATACCACAATAGCAAAGGTTTGTCAAGGGCCAGTTTTGCGCTTTGCTATAATTTTAAGGTTGGGCGGCCTTGGATGTGCATCCAAAAAGTCACCGCCCTGGGCCAGGTGGGCGCCAGGGCGGCTAGAATATGGTCAACTTGGGCGTTTTACTCGCGCGCGGCTGCCCGTTCGCAGGCGCCCAGGCAAGCCTCAAGCTCGGTTTGGATCAAGGCGAGGTCGCGTTGATCCTGGCGGGTCAGGCGCCCGCCTTGGTGTAGCCTGGCACATTCGCGGATGTCGTTCTGCAGGGCCTTGAGGATGACCAGGCCGAACCATTGGAGGGACACCATCGTGTCCATCTGCGTGACGTGAAACGCAGCGGCGGCAGTTTCTATGTTTGTGGCCAAGTGGCCGCCCAGGGCGATGGCGTGGGCCTGATTGATGCGGGCGAGTGCTTGGGTGTCTCTGTGGTCTGTCACGGTCGTCTCCTTATCTGTTCTAGGGCGCCCACGGTGGGCGCCCTAGCAGGTGGCTTGGTGGGCCTGGGCGGCTTGGCGCTTTATGCGGCCTGGGCCAGCCCCATCTCGGCTTGAGCCTGCTCAATGGCGGCCAGAATCGCCTCAACGTCCTTGAGGCTGGCCATCACTGCTTCAATGGGATCCTTGGCGTATTTTTGGATGTACGCCCAGCTATTGCCGGTCGTGTCGCCAATGTTGTAGAGGTCCATCAGGACGCTGGCCGTAAACTCGGCTACGGTTTCTTGCTCTTCTTGCTGGCCTCCTTTGATCGTCTCGCCCCTGGCCTTCAAAACGCGCGCGTGAACCGCGTGGGCCAGTTCGTGGAAAAACTCGGCGGCGCCGTGGGTGCCCACCCGAATGGCGTCTTTGGTCGGGCTGTAGTCGGCCAGGCGGTCAGGAGGGAGAGGCGTCCACGTTGCTTTCACGCCCATGTGGGTGGCCACGTCAACCAGCGGAGGCAGCTTGGTGGGCGCATAGTTGAAGTCGGGCAGCGGTTCGCCCTCGGTCGACTCCACCGGGAAAACGGGGATCGTGCGGAACCGCGTAAAGGCTACAACCTTGTGGCCGTCCTCAACTAGGGGTTTTCCATCGGCGCCCTTCTTGTAGACGTTGATGGGCGCAAAGATGAACGCGGCAGAGCTGCCCTTCTTGACCTGGCGACCAACTTCCTGCCATTGGCGGTAACCGCGGCAGTCCAAGCTACCTGTCTGCAAGTAGGCCAAAACGACGTTATTGAACGACCAATGCGCCATTGGGCAGTCGTCGTCCGGGTGCCGGGTTATGCGGGCGATTCTGGTCACGGGTGAGAGGTCGCCGGACTTGAGCCGTTCGACGACCGAATCAAGGGAGGCTTGGGCCTTGGCTGAAAGTTTGATTTTCACTGTTCTGCTCCTTGGGCTGCCCGTAGCGGCGGGCGCCCTGCTCTAGGTCGCGGGTGTAAACTACACAGCCATCATACCACAATAGCAAAAACTTGTCAAGGGCCAGTTTTGCCCTTTTCTAAAAGTTTAAGGTTGGGCAGGCTGGCCAGGCAGCGCCCTGGGGATGGCCGTTTGGCGCGTTTTGGCCAAGAAAAAAAAAGTAAAATCCCCAGGACGTCGCACAGTAACCCCTCCTTTGAATATCCACGCTCATTCTGAGATACGTTATGATATGGTCACTTGACACTCAGCGACAAAAAGACGCCCAAAAGGGCTTTTTTGGTCCTTTTGGGCGTCTTGGTGGGCCTGGGCGGCCTGGCTATCGGGTAGCTTGAGGTGGCGCCTTGGGCGCGGCCTGGGCCTCTGCGATTCGGTTCATCTGTTCGTTGCGGTCTTGCCAGCCTTGGCGCCAGGCGTCCACAAGTTCGGCGTCCTGGCCCTTGAACGGGCAGTCATTCAGGGAGACGCCTGAACCGTGGGCGTCCCATCCGCTCCAGCGTGCGACGGTGCGCTGACGTTGTGTAGCCACGTGGGCCTCCTTTACCCGTAGGGCCTGACGCCGGACATGTCCGGCTCTTCTGTGAAAAAAGTCACCAAGCTGACCAGGAAGGCGCCAGGGCGCCAGTTCGTGAAGTGCCAGTGAAGGCGGTCCCATACCGTCCACTTGGGCGTCCTGGGCGCGTGGGCCTGGGCCTCGCCGCGCGTTTCGGCGTCTGCGTCTGGATCGTGGGCCAGGTGGTAGGTGTAGGCCTTGTCCTCGGCGGCCATACGCTGGGTGTATCGCCAGTAGTGGGCGGCCTCCATCTTAGCATCGGTCCACATCTCGGCCAGGGCCAGGCGGGTGAGCACTCGGCCGTAACGGTTCGAGATCCGGAGGGGATTCAGTTTGATGTGCATTGTCTTGCTCCTTTGTGGCCAGGGCGCCCAGGCGGGCGCCCTTGGCGGTGATGGCTCTACAGCCACGTTTCCAGTTCGGGCGCGTCCATGTTCTCTTCCAAAAAGTCCAAGATGACGCGGCGGGCCAGGTACAGGGAGCGCCGTTTTCCCGCCAGGCGCCCTTGGAGGCGGACGCCCATCCGGGAGCCGCAGCGAGTGGTGTACAGGGCGGCGCCCAAGGGCTTGCCGATCTCGTTGGCGTGGAACGTGATCGTGTCGTCCTCCCGAAAGATGAGGGTGTACTTGTACCCTTGGAAGTCGGCATCCAGGGCGTGGACGGTGGCGGGCGTCGGCTCGGGTACGTCTACCTGGGCGTAGAAACATTGGCGGCCAGACACGGCGGTGAACGTCCAGGTGAGGCGGGCGCGGAACACGCCCTCGTGCAGTTCGGACGGGCCGAGCAGTTCCACATCCGGGTCGCACATCGCGTCCAGCTTGAGCTCGGGCGGGATGGCCTCAAGGGCGGCGGTGACGGCCTGGGCCTCCAAGTCGTGGGTCATGTTCGGGTCCAGCGGGAACACGACGGTGGCTGTGTAGGTGTGCTCGTGCTCATAATCCAGTTGAACGGCTACGTTATTCTCTGACATCGGTTGCCTCCTTGGGTGGCGTGGAGGGCGCCCACGGGCGGCGCCCTTGGCGGTTTCTAGTCCTCGGGCGGGAACTGTTCGCGCTGGATCTGCTCCCAAGCCTCGATCTCTTCGGGCGTGCAGCCTGGCGGCGGTTCCAGGTCGGCGGCGATGTCGTCAAAATCCAGGGCGTAGACGTCTACGGCGTTCATCCCGTAGCGCCCACCATCCAGGTCCCAGATGTAGCGCTGGAAGTCGGCGGCGTCCCCGAAAATGGCGGTGTCCACAAAGACGTACCCATCGGCGCCGTCGATCTCGGCGCCAGCGTTGAAACCCGTCTCGCGTAGGGCCTGGGCCAGGCTGTGAGCGATGGCCTGCTGAACTTCGATGCACCAGGACCGCGTCGGGTGGGCGGGCGCCTCGCTGATCTCGACGTAGAGGATGGCCCAGGAATCTTTCGGCCAAGGCTTGGTCTCGAACCGTAGGTGGTCCTTGGTGGCCTTGTCGGTGGCGCGGTAGGCGCCGTTTTGCCAGGCCAAGGGCGTCACTTCCAGACCGTGGGCGACGGCGAAATGGGTCAGGTCGGCCAGGCGGGCCAGCGTGCTGTTCTGGCTCGTGTAGTAGTACGAGGTGGCCAGTTCCCAAACCTGGGCGCCCAGGTGGCGCGTCTTTTTCGTCTGTCGCAGGCGTATCCCATAGTCGTCGGCCAGTTCGGCGGCCTTGGTGGTTTCATAGCGGTGCTCTTTGAAGGCTTTGACCATCTTGGTGGCGGTCGTCATCGGTCTGCTCCTTGGTGGCGCCTGGGCGCCTAGTGGGCGGCGCCCTTGGCGGTTCTAGTCGGCTATTTCACACTCGCGGTGGAGGATGTCCAGGTAGTAGCGATAGGCCACCTTGGCCAGGCCATCGTCACACTGCGTGATCTGCTGAAAGGCGACGATCTTGGCGGCGGTCAGTTCTCCGCGCGTTTGGGGGATGTGGATCGTCTCGTAGTCGAATCCCCAGGTGGTGATGGTGATTTCGGTCGGCGTTTCGGAGTCCAGAGCCAGTTCCAAAACCCACGGCGTTCCCCATCGGTCTTTATACGTCCGGGCGTCCTGGTCGGCTATCAGGTGGGCGGTGGCCTGTTGGGTGGCCTGTTTCAGTGCTTTTGTCATCATCGGTCGGCTCTCTTTCTGGCCCAAACGGGCCAAGGTGGGCGCCCTGGGGCGGCGCCCTTGGCGGCTACTTAGGCTATTTCGCGCTGGGCCTGCGTGGCTACTTGGCCACAAACTCGCCCCATTGATCAATTTCGCGCCCGGCCAAAAGCGCGGCGAACTCTCGAGCCTCGGCATATGTGGCCAGCGCGCGGGCGCCCTTGCCGAAAAATGAAAAATTGTCTAGCGGGCTTGTGTTTAGCTTGATCTCGTTCCAACCGACGTCTGACCGCTCATCAAAACCCCAGTAGTCCTGACGCCCATAAAAGCGCCCTTGGGCGCCTTTGTTCAGGATCGTCGAAAAGCTCAACTCGGCCTTCACGCCGGACTCTGGGAGGACAAACGCCACATGGGCGCGCGCGCGGTTGGTGCTCGGCCCATAAAAGCGCCCACCCACCAACTCGACAAAAGCCTCAAGGTCTGCTCTCTTCACATAAACTGCCATCTCGCTACCTCCTGGGTTTCAGTTCATCAAACTATGGCACTATCATACCACAATAAGCAAAGATTGTCAAGGGCCAGTTTTGACCTTTGCTCAAATTTTAAGGTTGGGGTACGACCAGGTTGACAGGGCGCGCGTGATGTGTTACAATGAAGTTGTTCTGCTCCCAGGGAGGGCGCCCTGATGTCTTACTAGCGGGTGGGACTAAACCACAGGGCGCCCGCTCAATCGGTGGCTCTCACGCTGGGTGGCGTGACCACATACAAGGGACCATCGCCCTCCCCCCCAGGCGGTGGTCCTTTGACAAAAGGCGGTGTCTTGGCTCAGCTTTTCATCTTCTTGGTCGTTGCGAACGCCATAGGGGGAGCCGGAACCTCTTACGCTGGGGAGTTCGTTGGCCGCCCTCTTTATTGCTCTCCGCCAGGTGGCCCCCATCTCTACTACACCCAGGCCCAGCTACAACAGACGCCCTGGGTGGCCCTGCCCGTGGGCGGGACTTGGGCCTGCGGAGACCCGATTCTTGTCGTCCCCAACAATCCAGCCTGGGCGTCGCTTGTGGTCCAAGCCCTGGACGCTGGGCCTCTGGATGGCTACTATGTGGGGCGGCATCCTATCATTGTAGACGTGCCTCGCGCTCTGGCGCCCTGGCCAGCCTTGAGCGCGCGCGTCAAAATCGTCAACTTGGCCGTTTTGGTCAAGCAAGCGGAAAGGGCGACTGAATGTCCGATTCTACCGTACCTCAGAGCCAAGATGGCATTCTCCGGATCGAGTACATCCCACTGGCGCAGTTACTTCTCCTGGACGATAACCCCAAGCTGCATGACCTTGGCGCCCTGATTGACTCCATAGGGCGTTACGGATTCAAGGACCCGCCCAAGTTCGAGCCGACCTTGAACGGCGGCAGCGGTGGCGTAGTGGAGGGAAACGGGCGGACCCAGGCGCTACGCTGGATGCAAAAGCAGGGGCGCGACGTCCCGCGTGGCATCGCCCTGGCGGAGGATGGAGACTGGGCGGTCCCGGTGTTGTTCGGCGTCGACGCGGAGAGCGAGGCGGCGGCCAAGGCGTACAGCCTGGACCACAACAACCTGACCTTGGCGGGCGGGGACTTGACCGCGTTCGACTACACACGCATGTATAGTGCAGACTACGTGACGTTCCTTGACGCCCTGGCCCAGGCCGACCAGCTCCCCGTGTCTATTGACGGCGACACGTTGGACACCCTGAGATTCCTCTCTGATGAGACGTTTGTGGGGGAAGAGATCCCCGACCTGGCGGGTTGGGAAGAGCCAGCCAAGGACCACAGGCTCATTGTCCAATGCGCCAGCGAGGGCCAGCTTGAGCGCCTGGCGATGCACCTCGGGCTTGAGTGGAAATCTGGCCGTGTTCGCTTCCACTTCAGGGATACCACGCTGGCGACTGAAGAGGACCAGGAGACCGAGAGCGACGTGGACGCCCAGGTCGCGCCCAGGCTGGCAGATGACAGCCCACTATAGGGCGGCTGACGACCTGCCAGCCTACGAGAGTCCGCGGTGGAGCCAGGAAATCACGGACTGCTCTATGCCTTTGACGCTGGACCAGTACAGCCGGTGCGGATACGATTGCCAATACTGTTTTGCCTATTTCAGAAAAGCCATTGGGAACACAAAGGCTCGGTACTTGTCCAGGGGCGTGGGCGTAGTCGATGTGAACAAGGTCAAGCGCGTTTTCACAGATCCAGAGTATCCCCAGTTTGGCGCCTTCACACGCCAGCGTTTGGCTGTCCAATGGGGCGGCATGGCTGACCCGTTCTGTCCCCTGGAGCATCGCTATGGAGTGGGCCTTGAATTGATCGAGTTCTTTAGGGAGCTGCGTTACCCTATCTCGTTCAGCACCAAGGGCACATGGTGGACGGAGGACGCGCGGTATGTAGAGCAGTTCAAAGGCGCCGACCACTTCCACGTCAAGATGTCCATTATCACCACAGACAAGGCCAAGGCCGCCAAGATAGAGCGCGGCGTCCCTGGGCCAGCCCTGCGTCTCAAGGCTATAGAGCGGATGGCCAGGTGGGGCATTGGCGGCATTACGCTGCGGCTCCGCCCATTCATCTTGGGCGTTTCCACGCCCAGCTACCTGGAGCTCATTCGCCAGGCTGCGGACGCGGGCGCGGAGGCTGTCAGCACTGAGTTTTTGTGCGTGGAGCTACGCACACCGGGCGCCAAGGCGCGCTACAGGAGAATCGGCAAGCTGGCTGGCTACCCTTTGATTGAGCAATATCAGCTACACAGTCCAGGCCAGAGCGGCTACCTGCGAGGATCCCGAGGGATGAAGGCGCCCTTTATGCGGTCGATGCAAGCGGAATGCGAACGCTTGGGCCTGCGGTTCTATGTCAGTGACGCCCACTTCAAGGAGATGTGCGTGGGCGCGTCCTGCTGCGGCCTGCGGGAGTCCTGGAACTACTCTCGTGGCCAATTCACCCAAGCCCTGCTCATTGCCAAGGAGCGCGGGCGGGTGATGTGGTCAGACATCGCGCCAGCCTTGGAGTACGCGCGCGGCATCCCGTTTACCACTGCGACCGGATTCAATCAGACGTCCAGCGAAAAGCGTGGGCAGTTCCACAGTTGGAGCATGTTCGACTGGCTGCACTACCTGTGGAACCACGTCAACGGGCCACGTGGGCCTTACAAGTATTTCGGCGGCGTCTTGTTGCCGGCCGAGGACCTGGACGCGGCGGGCGACGTGGTCTATGTGTACAATGGAGAGGCGGCATAGATGACCAGGTACCCGATCTACATACCGTCAAAAGGGCGGGCGACTACGGCCTCTACGCCCAGGCTGCTGGGCGACCTGCCATACACCTTGGTAGTTGAGCCGACAGACCTGGGCGCATACCGTGAGTCCTTCCCGGGTGCAGACATCCTCGCGCTGGACACGTGCGACCGTGGGGCGCAATACGCACGCCAGGCCGCCCTTGCCCACGCCCGAGGCCTGGGCGTGGGCGCCTTGTGGCAACTTGACGACGACCTGACCGGGCTGTATCGCGTCGCGGCCGGAAAGTGTACGCGGTGCCCTGCTGCGGAGGCCCTGGCCTACGCGGAAACCCTGATGGACGCCCTCCCGCGCGTGGGGATCGTGGGGTTTGCTGTGCGCCAGTTCGCTTGGTCTGCAAGTAAAGCGTATGAGTGGAACAGATACCCGGTGATGTGCATCCTGGCCAGCACATCCACAGGCATCGACTACGACCCGGACATCTACCTGGCCGAGGACCTGGCCTTTTGGCTGGCCCACGTGGAGGCGTTTTGGCGTTCTATCAAGGTCAACGCTTACGCGGTGGCCGCCAGGCCGATGGCCAGCGCACACGAGGGCGGCTACCAGAAGATGTATTCTACAGAGAACGCGACTCGATACGGGAAGATGGTAGCCAGGCGCTACGCCCGATTTGTGGAGTTCAAGCCTTTGCGCCCAGGGGAATGCATTGGGTGGTCCCGTGTGCGCTACGACGCCGTTGACGCTCACTTGGCCAGGCTGGGCAGCACCTCGGCCAGGCTAGAGAGGGAGGGCGCGTAGATGCTAAAATACCCGGTGTACATACCGTCGAAAGGGCGCGCGGGCCTGGCCACGACTCCGAACCTGCTGGGTGGCCTGCAGCCCATCTTGGCGGTGGAAGCGCCGGAGGCCGACGCGTACAAGGGCGCCTTCCCACACGCGGACATTCTGGCCTTGGACCCGGTGCGCGACCGCGGCGTACAGCGCGCGCGTCAAGCGTGCCTAGAACACGCTCGGCGCCTGGGCGTAAAGGCCCACTGGCAGCTCGACGACGACCTGACGCGGTTTTGCCGCGTGGAGAACCGACGTGCCAGGGACTGTTTCGCCGTGGATGCCCTGGCTTACGGGGAGGGTATCATGGACGCCTACGCGCGCGTGGGGATGGTGGGCTACAATACGCGAGAGTATGCCTGGGGCGCCAGGAAAGCATGGGACTGGAACAGGTTTGGGGCCAGGTGTGTACTAATCAATACGACCACAGGCATTGACTATGACCCGGGCCTGTTCCTTGCGGAGGACCTTGTTTTCTGGCTGGCCCACGTGGAGGCGTTTTGGCGGACCGTCAAGGTCAATGCCTACGGCATAACCACACAAGCCGTGTCCGGGGAGCTAGAGGGCGGGTGCAGCGATGTCTATAGCACAGAGAACGCGAACAGGTGTGGGAAGGCCGCGGCAGCGCGCATGTCTCGCTTTCTTGAGTTTTTGCCACTGAAACCGGGCCAGGTGATTGGATGGTCCCGCATTCGCTACGACGCCATTGACGCCCACTTGGCCAAGTTTGGACAAAAGGAGGAATGAACGTGTCAGGCTGGGAGCCGCCCGCACAAGGATGGCCCAACTATTTCAAGGTTGAAAGCGTAGCAGGCTGTAACCTGTGGTGTTCCTTCTGCGGCATTCACGCGACTGGGTGGCCGCGGAACACGGTCGTGGGCGAAATGTCGCTGCCCCTGGCCAAGGCCATCGCCCTGCACATTCGCGGGATGCGGTCGCATCCACGCATTGACTTACAGATCCGCGGCGAACCACTGATGCATTCAGACCTTCCGGGCCTCATTCGCACCTTCCGCTATTTCATACCACGGGCGTCTCTGATGGTGGCCACAAATGGGCTGCTGCTGACAAGGGACCTCGGCGTGGCCCTGTTCAAGGCTGGGCTTACCACGCTTTTAGTGGAGCTCTATCGGCCCATCCGGGAACAGGTACGCGCGCTCAATCTGCCCGCAGAAGAACACGACTACCCAGGCGATTTCAGCCCTTGGCTATACCACACGGGCCGCCACATTGTCTATATGCCCTCCATAGGGGAGGGCAGCGCGGGCGGGCTGGCCCAAACGAGGCGGCTGACCAATCACGCCGGAAATGCGGTCAAGGGCAGCGGACCATTGGCCGCCCCACTAGACAGCCCCTGTGCACATCCGTTCAGGGAACTGTCCATTTTCTATGACGGCCTTGTCCCCTTGTGTTGCAACGACTGGCGGGAGCAGGCTATCATAGGGCGTTTCCCGGACGACGGCGCCCTGGCGACCATCTGGCGTTCGGCCTGCTACAGCCATGCGCGGGCGTTCTTGCGCGTGGGGAAAAGGGCCAGCTTGGCGCCCTGCGACGTCTGCGATGTCAAAACGACCAGAAACGGCCTGCTGCCCAGGGCGTCTACGCCGGACGCATTGGCCTTGGCTACCTGCGGCCTGGCGGCCAAGGAGGTGTAACGTGGAGTATCTTGTTTGCGTGATTTCAAGCGGGCGCGCGGAGGCTATACGCGGCCTGACCTTGGGCTTGTTCCCTGATGCGCCGGTCGTGGTCCCCCCGGAGCAGGTCGCTGACTACGAGGCGGCGGGCTGCACGGCCATCCCCCAAAGTGGACGCGGTGTCTCTAACGCGCGGAACACTGTCTTGGACACGTTTGTGGGGGACCATAACGTCCTGATGCTTGATGATGACGTTCGCGCCCTGGGCCATTTCACCACGAAAAACAACAAGGACAAGGTCGTGTGGGATACGCCAGAGATGCGACAAGAGCGCCTGGGCCAGCTATTTGACGCCTTGGATCGGGCGCGCGGATGGGCCTTTTCCGGCGCGCCTACCACAAACGCATTCTACTACAATCCTCGCAGGCCTACCGCCACAAACCTGTTCTTGATCGGGACGTTCTCCGGATACCGCAAGGGCTGCCCGGTGCGCTATGACGAGACGCTCCCCCTCAAGGAGGACTACGACTTCACGGTCAAGGTGTGGAAAGCCTGCGGCCTGGCCCTGCGGTTCAATAACGTGTGGTGTGACGCCATCCACTATAGTAACGCGGGCGGATGTGTAGCTTACCGGGACGATGCTACGGAGGCCCAGGCCATCGCCATCCTGAGAGAGCGTTACCCAAACTGGATCAAGCCTCACCCCACGCGCGGCGAAAACGAGGTCGTCCTAAAACTGCCGGACTATCGGGCGATGCTGGCAAGGGCCAAGAAGAAGGGCTGAGCGGTGGCCAAGGTATCAGGCGACAAAAAACAGACGCGGGCCAGCCCACTGACCGTAGAACGCCGGGTGCATATGGTCTTGGTTATGATGTATGAGGGCTGGGACTCGTCGGCCATAGTTCCCAGGATTTCCGAGTTGTGGGACATCGGGGAGCGACAGGCGCGAAACTACATAAAAAAAGCCCTGGCCAGGAAGCAAGAGCTATCAAAGGAAATAGAGGCGTCGGCACTAGCGGACGCCATCGGCGCGCGTCGCGCCCTGCGGAGAGCATCGCAAGATGAAGCGTTCAAGTTGGAGGTCCTGCAAGACGAGGCGCGCTTGCTGGGCCTCTACGATAGGGAGGGCGCGGGCCAGGTGGCCGGTGTGCTCATAAGGATGGACGTGTAGTATGGCGATGGAGGTGGGCGGCATCTGTGGGACCAGGTGGCTTGGTGGGCCAAGGGCCAGCACTCAACCCGTGTGCTCTTGGCGTCCCGACCTTGGCCTGGCGAGGGCGGCCTGGGCGGCCTGCGACGTGGCCCTGCCAGCCACGAAGGCGCGGGCCTTGTCTGGAGGGTGGGCGTGGTAGTCCGGGCGGCTCAGCCAGAGGTGGCCTTTTCAGACCTTTGCCAATTCACCAAAAAACAGATGGCGGCCTGCGAGGCAGCGGACACCCACCTCTACACCTTGTACGGCGGCAGCCGTGGGCCTGGGAAGAGCTACTGGCTACGGTGGTATCTGATACGGCGTTTGTTGCAATGGGCGGGCACAGGGCACCGCGGCGTCCGGGTGGGCCTGTTCTGCGAGGACTACCCGAGCTTGACAGACCGGCAGATCTCAAAGATGGCCGAGTTTCCGCCCTGGCTTGGGCGGCTCCGGTCGACGCGCACAGACGGCCTGGGTTTCTATCTACACGAGTGCTACGGCGGTGGCGGCATCCTGCTGAGAAACCTGGACGACCCAACTAAGTACCAGTCTGTGGAGTTCGCGGGCCTGGCCATAGACGAACTGACCAAGGATCCAGAGAGCGTGTTCGACATTCTCCGCGGCAGCTTGAGGTGGCCAGGTGTCACGGACCCATTCTTTGCCGCGGCCACAAACCCAAACGGGCGCTACTTCAAGTGGGTACGGCGGTATTGGATCGAGCGGGATCTGCCGGAGAATCTGGCCGGATGCGAGGATGACTTTGTCTATGTGGCCGCCCTGCCCGCGGACAATCCATACCTTGACGCAGGCTACTGGGCTATGCTCAACACGTTACCCAAGGCCCTGCGGCAGGCCTGGGTGGATGGGGACTGGTACGTGGGCGTGGATGGCTTGGTCTACGCCACATTCGGGAGCGGCAACGTGACGACCATTGACTATGATCCGGAGCGGCCTTTTGAACTGGGCGTTGATGATGGCTACGTGGACCCGCGCGCGGTCGTGTTCATCCAGAAGCAGGGCGCCCACGTCGTTGTCTTTGACGAGATCTACGAAAGCTACAAGCTGGAAGAGGAAACGGTAAGGGGCGTGTTGGCCAAGTGTTACAACTACAGCCCGTGGGCAGCCATTGATCCGCGGGCGCGGACCCGGGGGAAAAAGGACCCGTTCCCGGATGACGTGGACAAGAACACAGACCTGGCCAGGTGGCTACGTGAACGTAGCGTGAGGCTGCCCGAAATGGCAGCGGTGGCCCACGAAGCGGCAGCGCTGCGTAAACGGTTCCGCCAGGCGGACATTCCCGCGCGCAACTGGATGGCTAGGAAGGCGGGCGGAGGTGGCTCAACGCGCGCGGCGGCCATCCGAGAAACAAGGGCCTTGATCTTGGATGGCCAGCGGAGGCGGACCCTGCTAGTACATCGGCGGTGCAAGAATCTGCTGGACGAGCTCCAAACGGGCTACAAAAACCGGGAGACGCGCGACGGGTTTGTGGATGAGCCAGCGGACGGAAACGACCACGCTGCTCAAGCGGTAGAGAATTGGGTATGGCTCAGAGGAAGGGCGGGAGCATGACGACAATCGCAGACCGTGCACGGGCGGCCTTGGCGGCCTGGCGGGCAGGTGGCCAGCCCGCCAAGGCCATCAGCCATCATCCTGAGTTGACCGGGCGCGAACACGTCTACAGTTCTGGCGGCGGGCTGACCTTTGAGCAGCAGGTGGCGGGCGACTTTGACAGCTATGCCAAGGTGTACGAGATCTACGCCTGGATAAGGAAGGCTGTACTCAAGTATGCGGAAGCCATCGCGCCCTTGCCGGTCCGCGTAGTGGACGCGGACGGGATGGCCCTTTTGGCTCACCCAGTCACCGAGTTGCTGGACAGCGTCAACCCGGACCACACGCCGATTGACCTGTGGGAGGCCTATTGTGTTCAAAAGCTCTTGGGCGGCGAAGTGTTCCTGGAGATAGTCGATGACGCGCGCGGGCGGCCTGTGGAGTTGTGGAACAGACGCCCCGACCTAGTGGACGTGGTGCCTGATGAGACAACACCGGATTACCCCATAGTGGCCGGATACGTCTATGGGGAGCGGGAGCTTCCCGCCAGTTCAATCATTCATGACAAGTTTTACAATCCTCGAAACCCTTGGCGCGGCCTGGCGCCTGTGACGGCAGCACGTCACGGCATCATCATCGACATGTACGCCCAGGCATGGTCACGCAATTTCTTGCGGAGCGGCGCGCGGCCAGACTACGGCCTGGTTGCCCCGGAGGGCCTTACCGAGACGGAGCGTCAGGAGTATTTACAGACGCTGGCAGACAACTACAGCGGAATAGAAAACGCCCACAAGCCCATCATCTTGGAAAACGGCGTGACGGACATCAAGACATTCTCCTGGGCGCCCGTGGACATCCAATGGCTGGAACAGCGCAAAACCAGCAGAGTAGAGGTGGCCGGTGTGTTCGGCGTCCCCCCTGAGATTATGGGATGGGGGGAGGCCAATACGTACGAGAACATGGACCAGGCCCATCGGTGGTTCTGGCGCTTGACGCTCCTTCCCTTTGTCGGCGCTAGGGACACGGGCTTGACATCCTTCTTTCGGCGGAGGCGGCCAATGTTGGCGCCGGGGGAACGGGTGGCCACTGACCTGGGCCAGGTAACCGCTCTGCAGGAGGACATTTCTACGAAGGCGGAGGCCGCCCGGATATACTGGGCGATGGGCGTCCCCTGGAACACAGTGGACGAGCGAATGGGCCTAGGGTTTGGAGAGGTCCCAGGCGGGGACACTGGCTTTGTACCCGTGGGGATGGTGCCTGTGGTGGCTGCCGCTGAGCGCCAAGTGGCGGATTTTGGGAGCGCGGGCGGAACTCAAATTCCCACAGAGCCGCCAGGAGAGCGAGGAAACGACCTGCTCAGCGTGGGCCAGGCCGCCCAGGTGGCGCGAATCGCGGCCGAGGTTCTCCGCGTGGGCCAGGCCGCCCAGGTGGCCAGGCTGCCGGCGACCGTAAAGGCCGGGGTCCCAGCCTATGGAAGCCCACGCCACAAGGCCCTCTGGAAAGCCATCCAGGCCGTTAGCATGCCATTCGAGCGGAGGATGGCCAAGCGTCTAGCCACTGACTTTGGCAAGCAACGGGATGACATCGCGGATGCCCTGGCCGAGTATATGGCGCCCACAAAGGCGACCCAGCAAGAGCCAAGGATACCAGATACCGCGTCCCAGTTTTTCGACCTGGCGGCCTGGGTGACGTTCTTTGAGACAGCCTATGAGCCACTATTCACGGACATGACGCGGGCGGCAGGTGCGGACGCCCTGGCTACCCTGGGCAGCGACATTCTTTTCGACTTGAGCCGCCCGCACATCTCCCAAGCCATCCAGACGATGAAGCTCAAGTTCGCGGAGGACATCAACGGGACGACCTTGGAGATGCTTGACGTGGCCCTGCGGAAATTGCTCACCGAGGCCGCGGAAAACGGGTGGGGATCGTTCAAGATTCAAGAGGAACTGGGGAAGCGGACCAACGATGTATTCGGGCTGCGGACCGAGCTATGGCAGCGCGAGCGGATTGCTAGAACCGAGATGGGCAAGGCGCGGTCCCTGGGGCGCCATCAGGGCGCCATTCAGTCCGGGCTGGACTTGCTCAAGGGCTGGCTTGCCGCCCTGGACGAAAGGACGCGTACCAGTCACCGAAACGCCCATGATCGCTACATGGACCAGCCCATCGCGCTGGACGCCCTATTTCAGGTAGGAGATGACCGGATGGTTTCGCCTCGGACCGGCAGCGACGCAAAGGAAAACATTAATTGCCGGTGCGCCGAGTGGTGGATACCACAATAGGCCAGGCGGTGGCCAGGCCAGGAGAACAAACATGAAGCGAGCAATTCAGACTACAGACGTTTTGCACAAGGAGTTTCCCGCCGTGGTAGGCAACGATGGGCGCGTCACCGTCTCTACGCCCAGTCTGGACCGGCACGGCGACCGCGTTCTTGGTCAGGGGCTGGACGTGTCTGCTTACCTCAACAACCCGGTCCTTCTGTGGGGCCACAATAGCCAAGAGCCCTACGCGGTCATTGGCCAGGCTCAAGGCGTGGAGGTTGACGCCAGCGGGATGTCGCTTTTGCCTGTATGGCGCGAGGCGGCCAACGACGCGGACCCGATGAATATCGTCCGCCTCCTGTGGGACAGCGGGATGGTCCGGGCCTTTTCGATCGGGTTTCTGCCCAAGTCCTGGGAGGAAAACGAAGAGGGCGGGTTTGACTTCACGCGGGCGGAGATCCTAGAAGTCAGCCTGGTCCCGGTCCCGGCGAACGCGGAAGCCCTGCGGGCGGCGGCCTTGGGCCTGGGTGGCGGGCGTTCGGACGGAACGCCCACGGGCTGGCAGGCTCAGCCGCTCCTTGGCCCACGAACACCCCAGGGGGCCACGCTCAGTAGCGACGATAGAGGGAGCCTTTTGTGGGACAATGTGCTGGGCACGGACACGCTTGGGCTTGGGCCTTACTCGGAGGCATTCGGGCCATCATCGACCACAGAGGGCCAGCCCACCATCAGCGTCCCGCCCAAAAGCGGAGCGACCAGGCACTCTGAAACACTGAGCGTCATCATAGGCGAAAAAGACCAAAGGGAAGCCGGGGGCGAACATGGCGATTCGCTAAGGGCCTGGATTAGGCGCCTTGTGGTCGACACGAACACAGGCCGCCAGGCGCTATTTGCTTGCTTTTCGCTCAGCCGGGTGGACATCCCGGAGGACGCCACTGCGCTGGACTGCGACGACGAAGGGGAACTAGTAGAGGTCCCCCATCCGGACGCGGGCCAAACGGTGGAGTGGGTGGACTGCTTCTTTGTGCCGCCCCTGGCCTACCATAGCGAGAAATGGGGCGACGATGCTACCTATTGCGTGGGCAGCAGGAGCAAGCCGGATGACGCCATAGTGGCGGGACACGATGACTGGGAGGTCGTGGAGATGGGCGAGATACTGGCCAGCATCAAGGCCAGCCCACCGACAGGCCAGGGGGCCAGCGTAGGCCTGTCTGATGCGGAACGGCGACAAGCGTTTTTGAATAGCCTGCTGAGGGAGGACAGCCTGGGCCTGGGCGGCCTGGGCCTCTGCCAGCTAACGAGACGCGGTGTTACCCTCGCGCGGTCATTGATTGCGCGACGGACAACGGCCTGGGCGGGCGACCAGGGCGGCGACAGCACGGGGAAGGAGCTCGACGCATCCTCGGCGGAAGCTGCTCAGCGCCTACTACAGGCCCTACAGGAAATGACGGAGCAACTACGCGGGCGCGTGGCGCCCCACATAGGAGGACAATCCGATGGGTGATGAATTGCGCGAAGTGACGATGGACGATGTCTTGCAGAGCGTCCAAGAATTGACGACCTACCTCCGGGAGAACAAGGGCGAGGCGACCGTGGACTGGGAGCGCGTCAAGGTCTTGTTTGAAGGCGAGATCCGGGAGATGGTCCAGATCCAGGTCACGGAACAGATGGCCAAGCAGCCGGTACGCGGAACGCCGGTTGGGCCTTACGTGGCGGGCCGCGCGGACGTGCAGGGCCTGCTGAAAAACAACCGCTACGCCAGGAACGTGCGCCACATGCTTGTAGACGGCTACGCGCGTGACGGTGGCCAGATCATCAAGCCCGTGGACTTGTGCCTGGCCCAGGTGATGCTGGACGCTCAGATGCGGGCGAAAATGCTGGGCCATCGGGCAGACGGCGACGAGCACGCGGCTAACCCTTCCGACGACCTGACCAGGGCCATCAAGGCGCTGACCAGCACGGGGACAGGAACGGGCGACGAGGTGGTCCCGGAGGACTTGGCGGCTACCCTGTGGGAGGACGTGCATCTGGCCAGTCAGATCAGCGGCCTGATGGTCAACGTCCCGATGCCCACAGATCCGTTCAATGTGCCCCTGGGCCTGGGGGATCCCACATGGCGCAAGGGGACCGAGACGATCAGTACGACGGTATCCAACCTGAGCACGGCCAAGTCCACGCTGACCAGCACCGAGCAGGTCACCGAACAGACGTGGAGCTACACGCTGACCGAGGATGCAGCCATCGCGATGGCGCCAGCTATGCGGGCCGCCCTGGCTCGGTCGGGCGCGGAACAGATCGACTACTTTGCTATCAACGCCGACGCGACCAGTGCCGCGACCGGCAATATCAACAGCGACGACGCGGCGCCAGCCGATGACGCCAGCTTCTTGTCCGATGGGCAAGACGGCTTGCGCCATCAATGGCTTGTGGACAACACGAACATGAGCATCAACGCGGGCGGGGACGCCCTGGCCGATGCGGACATTCTCAACGTGATGTCCGCGATGGGCAAGTATGCGGTGGACCCGAATCGCTGCTCCATCGTGACGGACATCTGGACCTACCTGAAAAACTTCCTGGACCTGGACAACGTCATCGGGATCGACAAGTTTGGGCCGAACACGCCCATTATCTCGGGCCAGCTTGCTGCTTACCGCGGCTTCCCCATCGTTATCTCGGCCAGCCATGGCAAGGCGGAGGCGGACGGCAAAATCAGCGCGACGGCGGCCAGCAATACGCTTGGATCGGCCACGTTCTGGAACCGTGACATGTGGTACATGGGTTTCCGGCGTCAGGTCTTGGTCGAGGCGGACCGGGACATCCGGCGACGGATGTACATTCTTGTGACGTCTTTCCGGGAAGCCGTGGGCGCCCACGGGACGCGGTCGAGCAATACGCACACGGGCGGCATTCGCAATATCTTGCTCTAACGCCCAAGGGCGCCATAGTTATCGGCGGGCGGCCTGGGCGTCCGCCCCACAGGAGGACGACCTATGAAACGCATCACTGCGGTAGCCATGTGCCTACTGGCCCTTGTGGCCTTGGCGGGCTGCCGCCAAACGCCCACGCCGGAACCAACTCTAGACCTGGGCGACATCGGCGCGCGGGGAGGCTCTCCAAGAGAGCGTATCTGTATCAACTGCGCGGATGACAGTTACATCAGGCTGGGCGGCGACCTGCTCTTTTACTCGGACAACCTGACCACGCAAACCATCGGCTTGGCTGGGGATACGGGCAACGTAACGCTGGCCACGGGTGACCTGACCTTGACGGCGGGCGACCTGGGCCTTACGGCCGGCAGCGCGACCTTGACGGCGGGCGACCTGACCATTACGGCCGGGGACCTTACGCTCAGCGACGGCGACCTTGTGGTGGCCGACGACCTACGCATCACCGCCCAAACCAGCATCACCGTAACAAACGGCGCGGCGTTCACGCCCACGGGGACCTACACGCCCATCGCGGCGGCGGGCGAGGTTACGCCCACCATCACGGCGGGCGCCACTGCGGGCAACCTGGCCATCATCGTGAACACGTCGGACCAGACGGTGAACCTGGCGGACAGCGGAACCTTGATGCTGACGGCGGCCTTTGCGATGGGCCAGTATGATGTCCTGACACTGCTCAGCGATGGGACAAACTGGCTGGAAGTCAGCAGGGCGAACAACTGATGGGCAGCGGGCGGTACAAGAAATGGGTGGCTTGGGTGTTTTTGGCGCTTTTGTTCGCCGTAGCGGCCTGCTCGGCAGGAGGCGATGACGCCCAGGCGGAGGACCTTGGCCGCGAGACAGAAATCCGCCTGGCCGAGCCTGGCCAAACGCCAGAGGCGGAATACCTGGTTATCATCTTGACGTCTGGCGGGCCAGTCGCCCTACAGGAGAGCGAGGGCCTGCAATTGCAGGCCGTAGCAGGCGCCCAGGCCGGGGACGTCATCGAGTTTGAAATGGGTGGCCAGCCCGTTACGCTGAGCGTGGGGCGGCCACAAGCAAAACCATAGAAAGGGCGCCGAGCGCGCCTAAGGAGTACAATGTGACTGAGTTGTCGGCTGACAAAAGTAACGTTATTCGGCTCCCGTTCTATATCGCGGACGCGGCAGCCTCGCAGACGGCGGTAGCCTTGTCGCCTCCGGGCGAGGCTACGGCGACAGATGTCGCGGAGCAACCTATCCCGTGGAAAGGCTCTATCGTGGGCCTCTCGGTGGCCGTGGAGGCTGCCCGGACGGCGGGGACCCTCACCTTGCAGCCCACCATCAATGGGACTGCCCACGGCGACGGCGTGATCATTGACGACGACCCAACCCAGTACAACACGGTGACCTACGCCAGGGGGACTTACCAGTTCACGGCGGGCCAGCGCATCGGGATGGACATGACCACAGACGCCTCCTGGGCGGCGGGGACCACGCCCAGTGTCGTGGGATGTGTGTTTGTCCATATCGAGGAACAATAATGGCGTCAGAAATGGTGACGCTCAGGACTCTGGCGCCCTATCGTAGCGCGACGGAGCAGTGGGCGGAGGGTGTGCAGTTCGACACTACACCTGAGCATGCGGCCTGGCTGCAGCGCGATGCGCCGGGTGTCTTTGAGATCGTGGCGCCACAAGCGTCCGCCAGGCCCAAACCCAGGCGGACGCCAAAACGAACCACGACCGTCGAGCCAGATGAAGTGACAACGAAGTAACCGGATGGCCTGGGCAAGCCAGGCCATCCATTAAAAGAGGCGCTTTATGTATGTAACAGGGCAAAGCCGGGGGATTGTCAATATCCCCGGTGGCTGGATATATGCCTTGTTCCCCATGGGCGCGGAAGTGGTCGAGTACCACTTGCGGGCCACGTGGAACAGCGCAGACGACCAAGGTTATGACGATGAACAGGTCTTGGACACCGTAGCAGAGGGCGTCGAGGACGGCTCCTTGGTCGTCAACGAGGATACGAATCGGACCTGGACAGTAGAAAGCAACTGGGCAAAACTCGTCTCTACGGGCGGCTCTTGGGGCTTGAGCTCTCTCATTGAGCCGGATGGCATGAGCAGGAGTTTGGGCCTGGGCCTGCTGTGCGATATGAAATCCTCAACAAATGGCATTGGCATGCTGACCTGGCTGAACACGGCCACGCCAACAAACGAACATAGCGCCAGCCAGCACGGCGCGGACATTGTCAATCAATCTAGCATCACCTACAGATGCTACGACGGGGTGGCATACCGCAGCCAGCAGATAGGCGAATACTCGAGCGGTGACACGCTGCATCTAGCCATAGTTCTCGGGGGATACGATTCCAACGGTGTCCCTTGGCGAGACGGCGAGACGGCATCCAGCTACCTGTATGGCGCGGCGGTGTTTGCCAAGTCCACTACATACGCAGCTTGGACCCTGCTATGGAGGGCCGTGAGGCCAAACACATCCACTCTATATGCGGGCGTAGCTCGGTATAGCTCAGGAACGCACTACTACAAAAACATGCGCGTCCCCGACGTCGACTTGAGTGACGTTCTCCAGCCGACCTGTCTGAGCACGTTCGATGCATCAAATGGAACAGGGCTGGACGCCATAACGCCCGAGGTCGGCGGGACGTGGACGGAGCAGAGCGGGAATTGGGAGATTCAAGGCAACCGGGCTGTTGCCGATCAGGATTCCGTGACTGCGACCGTGAGTTCCGGTATCGCAGATGTGGTTTGTGACGTGGAGGTGTTCATGCCGTCTGGGGCGCGTTCGGCCCTGGTTTTTCGGCTGTCTGATAGCACAAACTACTGGCACTTATCGCTCAGGAATCCAGATGATGATGTGCGGCTGATAGAGACCGTTGACGCCGTTAGCACGACAAGAGCGTCATCGGCGTTTACAGTGACCGACGACCAAACGTATGCACTGAGAGTTACTGCTGACGGGCAAGACATCCAGGGGTATGCTGATGAGAGCACACGGCTGGCCTATGCGTCGGCCTCGTTCAACGAGACAGCAACATTGCACGGTCTCCGGCGAGATGCAGGGGTGAACACGCAAGCGTGGGACAAGTTTGCTGTCTACCCACGTACAAGCACGACCTACGACACGGCTCTGGACGCAGTATAGGAGGAAACATGGTAAAGGTTTTTTGGCTCTTTGCGGCGCGAGACGGAAGCGGGACGGACGGCGATCCCTACCGCCCTCACTTGCCCCCTGGCGTGGGCGGGCGGTGGACGTGTCCGGGGGACGTTCGCAGGCTTACAGGGCCGACAGCCGCCCCTCATGTCCATCTTCTGGCGGGCGGCATCGCCTTGCCAGATGATAACCTGGCGGGCCAGACCGGGGAGGGCCATCACCACTATCTAGTGGAGGGCGTCTTAGTCACCGTCAACGGGCCAGAGCATTCCCACGACATAGACGCTGCTCCGGCGTTCTACCTGCTACATTGGGGCGGCGCTGACTCGGACGCGGTGGCCATCGCACAGGATGGCCAGTGTTACCCTGTGGTAGAAAACGACGTCACCGTCGACGATTCCGGCACTCACGTGGGCGCATTAAAGGACGGATGGGCTACGGGGGATGCTGAGATCTGGGCCAGCCGGATGTTGAACATGCTGGGCGTCTCTATGCCTGTTGAGGTGGACAGCGGGCGCCGGTTGGTAAAGTTGTTCTTGGGCGCCCTACTGTCTCGTGTGACCAGCGATGTCCAAGTGTACGGATTGAGGTAAGGCTATGGCTAGTACAATTCCCCCTGTAAAGGGCCAGGCGTTCTCTTGTGAGGTCAGTCTGGTCAGCCAGGCAGACACAAACGTGTTCAAAACGTCCGTCACTTTGGCGGCGGGTGATGTGACTGTCCAGAAGGACGGAGGCACGCCAGCAAACATAGCCACGTTGCCAACCGAGTCGGGAAGCACGGGCATTCTGACCGTCGCGCTTTCGACAAGCGAGATGAACGCAGACCGGGTTACCGTTCGCTTTCACGACGCGTCCGGGAGCGAATGGCAAGACCTGCTTGTCCACATTCAGACAGCCGCCCAAACGCACGATACGACAGATGCAGCCGTGGACGCTATCGCCTCGGCGGCATTGGACGCCGCGGGCGTGCGGTCGGCCGTAGGCCTGGCCTCCGCAAACCTGGACACCCAGATAGGCTTACTGGCAACCGCTGCCGCGGTGGCCGCTTTGAACGATCTAAGCACGGCGGACGTGAACGCCCAGGTTGTAGACGCCCTGGCAACGGACACATATGCGGAGCCTGGCCAAGGCGCGCCTGCCGCGACAGCGTCTTTGAGCACCAAGCTCGGGTATCTGTACAAGGTTATGCGGAACAAGCTGACCCAAACGGCTACCCAACTGTCCATCTACAATGACGCGGGCGATACGGTGGACCAAAAGGCGACCACGAGTGACGACGGAACCACGTTCACCAGGGGCGAGATCGAGAGCGGGCCGTGAGTATCGACACAAGGGCAAAGCGCGCGTCCGCAGCCCAAGTTTTGCGGACCTATGGCCTGGCCCTCCCGGCTCCAACCGGATCGGTCGGCGCCGGGGACCGAAAGCATGTGGCGTGGTGCTATGTTGGCGATGGGCTAGTGTATACCAGTGCAGGCCCGGACATCCGCCAAGCCCATGATGTGCCTGCGCCAATTCTTAGAGAGGCAAGGGTGATATGATTCGGCTAGAAATCACCGTAGCGGAAATTGGCCAGCTATTGGACCAGGGCTACACGCACATCCGCGTCTACACAGATTCCACGGCCGATGGCGCCTTTTCGACGCTGGACGGGTCCGTCGCCCTGGTAGCTGAAACCACTGGTTACAGCTACATTGATACGGACGGTGACAGTTCAACTTACTACAAGTCCGCCTTCTATGGCGCGGCTACGGGCGAGAGCGCCAAAAGCGACAGCCAGCAAGGCGCGACCATTGACGCCTATGTGTCCGCCTATGCGGTTCGGCAAGAGCTCAGCGTGGGGAGCGGGAAGGCCGCTATTGGCGGTAAGTGGGAACACGTGCTATGGAACATGGCTGTGGAGGCCTCTCGCCTTGTCGATAGCTACCGGTCTCTTGAGGACGGCGCCTACATGGCTACAGCATCATCCGCCAGGCTCATTGATGGCAACGGAGCAGTGAGGCTCAAGCTCCCCTGGCCAGCCGTCAGCGTCAGCCTAGTGGAGGTAGAAGAGACAGACGGAACGTTCACGGAATGGACGCTCAACCAGGACTACCTTCTCTTTCCGCGAAACGCCATTGCCGGGCGCCCATACAGACGCGTGGATGTGAATCCAAAAAGTGGAACGACCAAGAGCGTATGGACCTATGGCCCATCCCGTGTTCGCGTAACGGCAGTGTGGGGCGTCTCCGCGACTCCGCCTGACCTGATTGTGCGGGCGGTCAAGGTCCAATGCGCCATCTGGTATAAGATGGCTATGACCGGGTGGAGCGCCAGTTCGGGCGCCCAGGAGCTCGGCATGCTGGACTACCCCCGTAAGCTGGACCCTGCCGTCAAGCAGATGGTGGCCAAGGCGCCTCCCAGGGGCGCCAGGCTGTAAAAACCGCGGGTTTTGAGCAAAAACACGTCTGAGTGTCAAGTGACCATATCATAACGTATCTCAGAATGAGCGTGGATATTCAAAGGAGGGGTTACTGTGCGACGTCCTGGGGATTTGTCCGCAAAAAAGCAGGGGCGGGACATTCTAAACCAAAACCTGGGAGCGCCTTGTGGCCAGTGACAGTATAGCTGTCAACTATGTCGTAGACGCTTACGACGTGGAGCAGTTCGCGAAGGTGCTAAAGCGGTACCCGGACATCGCGCGGGCCGTCATCAAGGACACGATGGCCTCCAGCGTGGTTTATGTCATCAGCCGCATACAACCCTTGACGCCGGTCAACACGGGCGCCCTGAGAAATTCCATCAGTGGGTTTGTGGAAGAACTGACCGTTATCGGCTCGGTCGGTGGCGTGGTACGCGGGATCGTAGAATCTGACATGGAGTACGCCCAGGCCGTGGAAATGGGAACAGATCCCCACTGGGTCCCCATCGAACCATTGAAGCGGTGGGCACACCTTGTCCTTGGCGACGAGAGCGCGGCTTACGCGGTGCAGGCCAAAATCGCGCGGGTCGGGACAGTGGGCTACGGCATGTTTGCGTTCGGGTGGCGCGAGGCTCAGCCCTGGGTGGCCGCCCGGTTTGACCAAGCTTTGTACAAGATTGTACAGAAAGTGGCCGCAGAAAATGACCACTAGGACGACAGACGAACTGGATGATTTTTTCATTGCCCTACAAGCGTTACTGGGTGGCATCACGGGCGTGCAGCAGGCTGTGGAGAATCCCCCGGAGGGCCTGGGTGACCCACCGATGGCTATGGCTTATGTGGTCTACTGGACGCCAGCCTCCAACTCCTTGGTGGTTTACCGTGTCCACGCAGAGATCATCCTGGCGCGGTCCTCTCTGCCGGATGACATGGTGGCCGCGCGGCCTTTTGTTCTAAAGGGCCTGGCGGCATTCGCTGATGATGTGTACGTGGGCGGGACATGTCAGTACTGTATGGTGGTAAGAGGGGTAGGCCCTGGCCCCATAAAATGGCAGGGACAAGAATACTTTGGAGTGAGGTTTGAGCTAGATGTCAAAATCGACCACAAGGACACCTTTACGTTCTTCTAGGGTTTGGGCGCGCTATGTAGGCACGCCTGAACACCGCGCGGTCCCAGGCGTCCCCGCCCGCGACCTCTCCGCGGAAGAGGTGGAGCGGTACGGAGGCGAGGCGGTCCTGGCCAACGCTCAATGCTGGGAGTTTGTCCCGGTAGAGGAAAAAGGCGCCCAGGGCGCCGAAGGAGACGACGATGGGAGTTGAGGTACTCAAGTTTAATCAGTACGGCCTGGAATCCGTCCACGGAACGCATGTGGCCGCGGACACCAAGCTGGGCGTCACAATGGGCCTTCCCTCAAGCGACCGAGAACAGGTTATCCCTCAAATGGAGCTTGGCGTCAGGATGGCCAACTACCTGGACGCTGCCTACTGCAAGCGCGTCCTGGCAGATGGTATCTCGCTCGAGTGCAACGCGGGCGCCTACTTTGAGATCCTGCCCTTGATTTTCAGCCTGGGCCTGCGGGGAGGCATCTCACCCAGCGCGGGCGGGAGCGGCGACTACACGTGGGAGTTTGCAGTCAACCAGACCGGCACCGTGGACGTGGACACGGCAACCTTTGAGTGCTCGGACGATGTCCAGGCCTACGAGGTGGGCCACGTGTTCGCCAAGACCATCAACATGTCCGGCGTGTCCGATGAAGGGGATGTCACCCTGCGGTCAGACCTATGCGGAGACAAGGTCACGCAAACCACGGCTACGGGCGCTATCAGCCTCCCCACGGTCAACATGATGGTGGGCAAAAAGAGCCGGGTGTATGTGGATAGCTCCTGGGCTAACCTGGGCAACACCGAGCTGGCCAACGGTCTCGTTTCCTGGGAATTGAACATTGATACGGGCGTTCACGAAAAACTGTGGGGAAGCGCACAGATGGAGCTAGACGACCATCAGCAGGGCTTTGTTGGCGGCAGCCTGGTTATGACGTTTGAAAGAAACTCGGCATTGGCCAGCGAGGAATTGAACTACAGGCCCACGTCCACCTACAGCGGAACGACGCGGTTTGTGCGACTTGTGAACACGGGTCCCCTGATTGGTGGCGGCGCCTACCATACCCTTACCGTCGACATGGCTGGGCAATGGCAGGACTGGGGCGCGATGGGCACCAGCAAAAACGGCAACACCTTGGACGTGGCAACCCTGACGTTCGGCTATGACGCAACGGGCGCCCAGGGCCTCCGGGTGGAAGTTGTAACGGGCGTCTCAGGCATCTAAAGGAGAGAACAGTGGCAACCAAGCAAAACAAACTCAGCATCATTGAGGCAGCAGGCTGCCTGCAGGATAGCGTCACGCTGGACATGGCGGAGCTCCACCCACAATACGAGGGCGTCACCGTTGAAGTTTGGGTGACGCTTACCCGGTCCCACAAAGAGTGGTGGATAGCGAACAACAAATGGCGCGAAGCCCAGATTGCTGAGGGCAGGGAATCGCGCGACCAAATGCCGGAAGGGCCAGAGCGGGACGCTTACGATGTAGCCAGGGCGGAGGAAATCCGCCAAGGGTACAATGAGCGCATGGTCAAGTGGCTGGCTGTAACGTGGCTCGACTGGGAAGAGGAACATGTCCGCGAGTTGTACAGGTTGCTGGACGAAAAGAATCCAATGGCGTGGGAGTGGCTTATACAACAGACCGCGTTTGCCATTGGCGCCTATAGGGACGCGCGCATAAAAAACTAACACGGCGGCTGACGACCTATGCCCTGGGACACGGGAGATCCCAGCCGCCAGTTGATTGGTCACGCGTTGAATTGGCCAGGCAGCTCAATGCTGCCTTGGGCACGACTACTATAACGCCCTGGAACGTGGGGGACATTCCTGAAATATGGCTTGACATTATCGTGGAAGGGATGGCCGTTCAGGAGGACGCTGCCAAGGTTCGGGCCGCCATTCAGGCGGCGAAAGCAGGCGCGCAATGACGGTAGAGCGACTACGCATCATTCTCGAAACAAAAGCCGAGGGAGACGGCTCGCAAAAGGCCAACAAGGGCTTGGAAGCTATTGGAAAAGCGGCCAAGTTTGCAGCGGGTGCCTTTGCGACTATCAAGAGCGCGGAAGCCGTCGTAGAGGTGGCCAAGGTGGGCGCCGAATCCAGACGCCAGCGCGGCGCCCTTGAAAACCTGGCAGAGGCGGCAGGGACAACGGGGGACGCCATTGTCAATGCCATGCAAGAGGCGTCTGACCTGACCATCGACAGATCGAATGCTATGGCAGCAGCAAACCGGGCCTTGGTGATGGAGGTGGCCAAAACACCGGAAGAGTTTGGCCGGATGACCAAGGTGGCTACGGCCTTGTCCCGCGCGATGGGCGAGGACGTCACCAAGGGTATGGACGATTTTATGACCGCGGCAGCGCGCCAGTCGGTCATGATCGCGGACAATCTCGGCCTCACCATCTCACTGTCCCGGGCAAACGAGAACTACGCCCGAAAGCTGGGCGTTACCTCTGCCAGCCTCACGGACGCCCAAAAGAAGCAGGCATTCCTGAATGAAATGTTGGCCCAAGGCGAAGAAAAGATGCTCGCTTTGGGTGACAGCCTGGATGAAATGGCCAAGATCGAAATGATTACGGCCGCGGTGGAGGACGCCAAGACCGGTTTCGCTGAGCTCTTTGTGGAAATCGTGGGTGGCGTGGAGGGCGTCAAGGAACTCTCGAAACGAATGCGCGACCTGCCGCAGACATTCCGCCAGGTGGCCACGTTTGTGGGCGCGGGCGCCAAGGCCCTGGGCGGCTACCTCAAAACGGGCGACGAGTTTGTCCCGATGGCTGTCAGAATGGAGCGCGCGCAGTACGCCTTTAGCAATGCGATGCTAAAGGGCGCCGGTTTGCTGGACGACTACAGGCGCGGGACAGAAGAGTTACAGTATGCGCGCCTGGCGGGCCTTCCCACGTATCAGCAGGAGCAAGCGAACCTTGAAACGCTGAACGCCCTGCGGGACGCCAGCGCGACGGGCCTGACGCGTTACTGGGATGCACAGAACCGTGTTCACGAAAGCGTGGGCGCCAGTACGGACAGCCTCACTCAGTACCAAGCGGCGATTGCTGCCCAGGAGGCGGCAAGCTTGAGCGCCGTAGCCTCCGCGAATGCTATGGCGGAGGCCCAGGCCGCGGCCAATGACGCCATCCAGTACGGGATCAAGAGCAACCTTGAGCTAGCACAGAGCCTCAAGGGCGCGTCCGAGGTGGAGATTGTCGCGGCGGCCACGAAGCAGTTAGGTGGCGCCCTGGCCGAAGGGGACATCACAATCGACCAGTATAACACTGCCGTGGGTGAGATGAACAGCGCGTTCGGCTTCATGGATGAAGCGACCTTGAACCTGGCTACTCGCATGACAGCCCTGACCACGGGCGTCGCCGATGGGACGCTTGCCGCGGAGGACTACAGCGACAGCTTGGAAGTGGTCATCCAGATGCACGAGACGGAAAAGGGCCAGCTAGAAAAGTTCGGGGAGCTTCTGTCAACGGCCACGACGAAAACAGGAGAACAGACCTCCAGCCTGGGCGACCTGGCGGGCCAGGCTGGGACGACCACGGGCAAAGTGAACGACCTGGGCGGCGCCCTGGACGCCCTGCCCAGCAACATTGATATCAAAATCAACTACAAGGTATCTTCTCCGCCTAGTCTGCCCAGCGATGTCCCAACCTATGCACAGGGGACATCTTTTGCGCCGGGTGGCTGGGCAGTGGTCGGGGAAAAGGGCGCCGAGCTTGTCCATCTGCCGCGCGGTAGCCAGGTGTTCAGCAACTCGGCGTCAGCCAGCATGGCCGGGCGCGGCGCAGTTACCGTGAATGTGTACAATACCATCATAGATCCAAACCCGGAGCGCCTTGTCCGCGACATAGAAGAGCACCTACAGCTAGTCAATAGGGCCTTGCCTCCTATAGGAGCATAACATGACCGTCACGATCGAACGGTGGACCGGTTCGGCCTGGACAGACATCACGGCTACGGTCCCACTGCGCGGCTACCCACAACTGGGCTTGCAGGCGATGACCTGTCAAAAGCAAAGCGCAAACCGCGTGACGCTGGCCAGGTTTTCAGTGGAGGGGGACGACGCTTGGGATACGGACTGCGGGGACGAGATTCGCATTTCTGGCGCCCTCAACACGTTTTTTGGTGGCTATGTGGCCAGGCGGAAAATGAAGCGGCGCGGCACGATGCTGGGCGCCAATTACGAGCTAGTTGACTACACATCCCTCCTGGATCGAATCGTGGTCCCGGACTACACAGTGGACGCCGGCGATACGGACAGCACAGAAGTTACAGCCCTAGTCAATACGTATCTGGTGCCCCTGGGCGTCACGGTGGGCCAGATTGACACGATCCAAGCGTCTCTGGAAGAAATCTTTCTACAAGGGACATTCCGCCAGGCTATGGAGGCCATCGCCGCCCAGGCTGCGGGCGCCTACTTCTACATTGACGCCTATAAGCAATTCCACTACTTTGAGGCTCCCGCGGACCTCTCCGCCCCAAGCTGGACCGGGCTGGACCTCTCAGACGACCCGACAGACCATCTCTTGTACTCGGCGTCTCCGTATGCAGAACTCGAGTACATAGAGGACAACACAAGGCGCGTGGACCGGGTATACATTGTCGGGGACGGCGTGGAAGGGTGGTATGGGCCAGTGTATGGCACCTACCAGGCCATCGTGTGGGATGAAACCGTGACCTCTTCCGCGGCGCTGACCGCCCTGGGCCAGGCTATCACGGCCTGGCAGAACCCCATGACCAGCTACACGCTTGTTACCAATAGGGAAAACCCGTTTCACGCGCCAGGTGTGCGGCTCAAGCATAGCGAGTTTACATCTGGCTATGAGGACTTGTTTGTCAACCGGGCGGAGCTATGGGCTCTAAGCGACGGAACAAATCCAGCCGTCGCATGCCGGATCGAGCTAGGGGACCATCGACTAACGGATGGGTCATTCTCGGGCGGCGGGCCAGCGGGTAGCACGAGTGGGCGCGGGCCAATATTTGGAGACGGCTCCGAGCATACAGACATTGAGCCGGACGATACCAGCACGGCGGGCGTGTCCAGGTATGCTGCCCGCGAGGACCATCAACACGGGTTTGAAACGGTGGCGCCCAGCAATATCGGGACAGCCAATGCGGAGGGCAGCGCGGACAGCATGGTCCGCAGTGACCACGTTCACAATCACCCCTCGGGCCTGGGCGCGGACCTGCACCACAATCAAAGCCACGTCTTGGCCACGACGGCGGGCCTGGGCGCGGACCACACGACGAGCGGCCTGACGTCTGGCCAAGTCTTACGGGCTACGGGCGCGACCTCTGCCGCATTCCAGAGTATCCAGGCTGCGGACCTGCCAGCCCTGGGCGGGACGCCTGGCCTGACCTTGAGCACGGCCAACGCGGCAGGCTCGGCCTCTACGTATGTAAGAACGGATGCGACCATAGCGGTTTTTGATGCTACGGCGCCGGACACCTTGACGCCGGACCAGGCGGGCGCGGCAGGTTCTGCCAGCGTGGCCGCTCGACGCGACCACGCGCATGCCATCACGTGTGCGGCGCCCACGGGCACCCTGACAGAATCTTCCACAAACACAGAGGGAACAGCCTCCACATTCGCTAGAAGTGACCATACACACGCTATCAGCGTGGCCGCAAGTGGGGCGCCATCCGACGCGCAATACTTGACGCTGGCCTATGACGGCGACCTGTCAGCCGAGCGGCTTTTCACGGCGGGCAACGGGTTGGACGATACAGACGGCGGGGCAAATGGCGCCTACACCTTGTTCCTTGGCACGCCGGGAACCTTGTCCGTGACCTCTTCCAATGGCGTTACAGCGACCAGTCACACCCACACGGTCACGAGCAGTTCCAACCCGGGGAGCGCGGCGTCCTTGCTGGCTACGGATTCCAATGGGCAGGTGCGCGTGATGCGGCTGGGCATCGGCGGCGCCAGCACCGCGAGTGATAATTCGATCAAATTCGCGGATGACGGATGGGTCGGGCTGGCCTACAACGGCGGGCGTTTTGTGTTCGACTCTACGCCTAGTCCGGACAACATACGCGTTGACGACGCAAACCTTGACCTGGACGGGAACGCCCTCGTGCTCGACCCGGACGGGGACACAACTCTGTACGCAACGGAGGACACGGCCATCTTTTCGGTCGCGGGGAACGACCAATACGAGTTCACAGCGGCCAAGTTGACCATCAAGGCCGCGGGCGGCGGGACCTCCCTGGAAGTTTTTACCCATGGGGATGTTGACTCGACTGGGCCAGATTTCAAGGCAACCTCCCAGCTTGGCTTGGCGGGCGATAACGTGTGGGTGTTCATAGATCCAGATAGCGGCAGCAGCTCAGGCCATTTTTCCATCATCAATAACGTTAGCACGTCAGGGGGCGTAACCACGCCCCTGTTCCGCGTTCTAGAGGCGGGCCAGGTGGCTATAAACACGTCGGCCGCGAGTACCAAGCAAGGCAAGGGCCTGACTATTCACCAAGGCAGCGAGACGGACATTATCCTTGCCCTGCAGGGAACAGGCGTCAACCATGGCTTTACGACCTTGGCCGACAATGACACGTTTGGACATTTTCAGAGGGCCAGTTCCACGCGCGGTGGCTTGCGTGTGCGTGGGTGGCGCGAGAACTCTAGCACCTCAACGCCATACGGCGCGCTAGAGTTGGGCGGCTACCTTGACGAGAACGCCAACACGACCAAGACATCAGGAGGGGGATATGGTATAATACGTCTTATCGGCGGAATAGAAAGCGGCGGCGGCGTAACTGCGGCCAACTCGGACGCCAACATTGTATCTATTGAGAGCCACGGATCTGTGCGTTATATTTTTGACGCAGAGGGCAGCGCCCACAGTGACGTGGAGTGGACCACGTTCGACGCACATGACGATGTGGGGCTACTGGGCCTGCTGGAAAGCTCCTTTGGTAAGTTCGCGGACGAGCACCGGGCGCAATTGGAGGGCCTGGGAATTGCGACCTATGATGGCCAGGCGGGACACGCCATGGTCAACTGGACCAAACTGACCATGCTCTTGGTTGGAAGCGCGCGACAAACGGGCGCGCGCCTGGCGGCAATCGAACGTTATCTAGGACCTGGCCTGGCCCTGGGCCAGCTAACGGAGGGAGCGAATTGACGCACATCATCAGTATACACATCATCACCGGGGAGGCGGGCCAGCCGCCAAGTATACAGTTTGTCCTCAGCGAGGGCGTCACGCCGGACATGGGCGCGGATGCGTGCGCTGCGGTTCGGCGGGAATTGGAGATAAGGGCGCGCGAGGCCTACGCCAAGGCCCAGGTGGAGCTCGCCCTGGCAGACAAGGCGGATACGGACAAGGAGGCGTCAGATGGAGCCGATTAGGCTACTGCTTAGAGATCCCTGGCCCATCCTGGGAATGCATGGCGAGTCCCCCATGGAGGGTGGCGGGTGGACTGTGCTGACCAGGGAGCACGGCGACGATCCCACCCACACGGGTGGCGGGGACTTCCGCTTTGTTCTCGAAAAAGGGAGACGCCCCATCGTCCGCCTCAATGTGGGCTACGGGGAGCGAGGCACTATCCCAAGGCGTGACCGGTACGACCAAGGATCCCACAGGGCGGCGGTCTACGTGCGGGACTCAAAGGGCTGTGACGTTTGGGTTATCGGGAACGAATGGAATTGTTCTTGGGAGCGCCCACGTTACCCAAACGGGACCCGCCCGCCCATCATGCCATGGGAATACGCTTCTTACTACGACATGGCCAGGGAGCGCATTCGGAACGTCCCAGGCCACGAAATGGACATTGTCCTCTTTGCGCCGGTCGGGCCGTGGAACCCTGAAACGGTTTACAAAACCAATGAGCGCGGCGACTGGCTCCGCGCATACCAGGACGCCCAGGCGGCAGTCGAGACAGACATTGACGGGTTTGCATGGCACGCCTACGCCAGAGAGCAGGACGCGACGCGCCTTTCGCGGCATCACTATATGGACCAGCCAGGCTGGACGGACCATCACTGGGAGTTCCACGTATTTGAGGACTGGCACCGGGCGACACTGGCCAAGTACCAAAGCCGCTATAGGTTCATTACAGAGTTCAATGCAAACAAGCCCTGGCAGGACATCAACGTGGGCTTCATTCGCCAGGCCGTTCTCGAGATTTTCGCCTGGAACCAAACGCGCGATGCTGGCCCAGCGGCCATCCAGGCCCTGGCGACCTACAGGTGGGAATACGACCGGTGGGAGATGAAGGGCAAGAACGCCCTCCTGCAAGACTGGCAGCAGGCTGCCTATGATGGGTATATGGCGCCGGGGGCGGACGATCCTACAGTTCCGCCCATCAACCCGGACCCGGACCCGGACCCAGGGGGGAACACGTGGAGCTTGACCGGGCGCCTTGTCGGCCCGGATGGCCAACAGTACAGAATAGAAGGGAGTGTGATCCGTGAGGCAATTTGATCAATGGCGACTTGAGCGGCGGCACTATCATAGGCGCCTTGGGCGACGTCGGCCGGCAGCGGCGAACGCATGGCTTTTGGCCTTGGCTGGCCTGTTGACCGTGTGCGCGATGCTGACTCCGCCTTCCCCGGTGGCCGCCAAGGAAGTGGAAACGGCGGGCAGCCTGGCCCAGGTGGCCAGCGTTCCCCCTCCCAGGCGCATTCCGGCCCTGCTCAATCCATCCTTTGAGGATGGCTTTACGGTGCGCGAGGCCTCGGAGTTGGAGGGCGCGCGCGAGTGGACGCTTCTCTTTCTGCAGGGCGACCATCCCTTATGTAGGGCGCCTTGCCATCGGCCAGAGTACAAGCCAGTCAACCGGGCAGACCACGACCAAGCCCAGTATGTGACAGATGGCCAGTTCAGCCAGCGGTTTTTTTCCACTCACGCGCGCATGTTCGGAACACTGACCCAGCGGGTGGAAGTGGAGCCGCGCGCGTGGTATGAGTTTTCGTGCGATATGAAAGCCAAGCAAGACAGGCCGGGTGGGCCTGCTATCTTTGTGGGACTCAACCCCTGGGGTGGCGGCGTGTGGGATCGTCAGACCGTTTGGGGAGAAGAAACGGGCGTCCCTGATGAATGGCATCGGATGACAGTCCGGGCGCAAGCGTGGGGAGGCATGGCGACGGTCATCATCGCATCTAATCCGAAGTGGCCCACGTCCCACACGGTCTACGTAGACAATTGCACCATCCGAGAAATCCCTGGCCCTGGGGAAGATTGTAACTGCCCAGGCCCTGGGGATTGCCCGGAGTGCCCGGAGTGCCCAGTCGGTGGCCAGGGCGTGGACTATGGCCGCATTCGGGAAATCGTGGGCCAGGAGGTTCGGGCCGCGAGGCCTATTGTAACCTGGCCAGAGTAGGGAAAGCCCGTGTCTGACGACGCGACCATCTCAACTAAAATCGCCCTCGCGCGTGTCGACGAACGACTAAAGGCCCTGGAAGAAGAAGCCCTTGCGAAGCTGGGCGCGGACTTGCGGGTGGCCGTTACGGACATTCGGTCACAACTGAAGATTATATGGGCGTTAGTGTTTTTGGTGATTTCTGGCCTGGTTAGTGTGGCTTTTAGCATGTGGCAGGGAGGGATACCTTGAGGACGCCAAGATACCACAGATGGAGGCTGATTTGCGTTTCCGCCCTGACTGCGTGTGCGGTGGCCGCGGTGGCTTGGGTGATTGCTATGTCACTCCTGAGCCTGTTCGCCAATGGCTCAATCTACCACGTGGAGCAGCCAGTCCCCGTTTTGAGTGTCAATCAAGAGGAAATCCTCCTGCTGTACCACAGATGGGCCAGGCTGGACATGGCGGGAACGTGCTCCAGGGAACTACAATGCGAACAGGTTTATGAGTTTGGGGCGCGCGCCTGCCCATTGGAAAAGGGCGCGTCAACGTTTGGCCTGGCCATCCCCGTCCCGGAGACGGCGAACGGCACGTGTGTAGCGCGTGGCGTAGTGGAATACAGCCCTTTGGGCACGCTCGGGCCAAGATTGACCCACATGTGGGAATCGGAGCCGTTTGAAGTGGGCGGACAGCCCACAAGAAAGGAGTAACCCCTTGAGGAATCGTCAATGGATCGTGTTGGTGTTTGCGGTGGGCGCCTTGCTGGCCCTGGGCTTTACGCGGGCCGCCCAGGATGTACCCGTGTTCACGTGGGCGGCGGCTTGGCCGCCCCTCTTGTCCTTGGTGGGCGGCGTAGCTGGGCGGGCGTTCCTGCCCTATATCCTCACTGGGCTAAAGGTTGTCCAGGACGAAAAAACGTGGGCGGCCTGGCCCAAGTTTGAACCTGTCTATGTGACCACGTTTCTGGCGTCGGCCATCGGGTACGCGGTGATTTTGGCGACGGTGATGGGAGTGTTTGAAAGGCTCTTGGGCCTGACCATACGCGAGGCGGCAGCCGTGGGCTACGGCCTGGCAGACTTGACCAGGGAGGTAACCAAAAATCCAAAGCCGTAGCGCAAAACGCCCAAGTTGACCATTTTCAAAAGGCGCCCGGTCACACGACCAGGCGCCTTTTGCTATTCGGTGGCCGCCCAGGGCGGCGCCTCGTTCTTGCGTGGTCCCCACGGCCTGAGCGGTGGAGGATCCTCGCAGTTCAGCGCTACGGTGTAGGCGGACGACTGCACCATCCCGATGACGCGCGGGCGCATCACGAACACCCGATGGGCGTCCCAGCTACCACAGTGGATGCACGTCGTGCTCTTTAGGTGCGGGACGCCTGGCGGCGGCGCCAGGTTGAAGTCCCGCCCACAGGCGGAGCATCGCCAGGTGGGCGCGCTCGGGCTGTAGTCCACGCCAGGCTGAAACACAAACTGGGGCGGCTCGGGCGGATAGCTCAGGAAAAGGTCCATCTCCTGGGCCATCGGCGGGCCTGGCGCGAACCAAATCTCGTCATTCATATCAGAGAAGTAGCGGCCATCCGGTTCGCGGCGGATGGCGCCCATGTAGCTGTTCGTGGCCAAGGGTTTCCCCGCCTCTTTCATCACAAGGTTGACCACGGGCCAGGCGCGCACGATCCATTCCGCATGGTCGTTCCAATGGTCGTAGTAGCGCGGGCCAACGATGTCCGTGACCACGTGGACCAGGTGGCTGCAGGAACTGGCCACGAGCATCCCCGTCTCGATCCCCAGGGCGGTCTTGAACAGCATCAGCGGGCGCGTTCAACGGGCGCCAGGTGGCCATCCACGACCACGTTCGCGCGCGTCACGGTCAGCGTAAAATCGGCGGCGGTCGGGTCGGCCAGGGCGGTCAACACGTGGACCAGGGCGGGGAATCCCTTGTGGGCTACGGCTGACCACAGGTGGTACAGGTCTGCGTCCATCGAAACGACTTTCCAGCCATCCTTGACGGGCGTCTCTAGCATCGTGCTAAGGTCAGGCGTCGCGTCCGGGTCGTACTCGTCGGCCTCCAGCATGAAATGGCTGGCCCATCTTGCGTTACCCACGTTCGTCTCCTTTCGGGCGCTTAGTGGCGTCCTTTGTTGTATGTGCATCCAAGAAAGCGCCCTTTGGTGGGCTGCGCCATCGAGTCATATGGGCCTGTTCCTGGGAAGCGGTCGGGTCCAACCCAAACGCGAATCCGACAGAGATCAAGGCGCTCAGGGCGCCCTCCCTGTACGCTCGAGAGAGAGGGCTCGTATCGGTCGAAAGGGCGGCCTCTATGCTGAAACGGGTAGCCGTTAGGGCGCGCGCAATATCCTCCTGAAAGTATACGGTTTTTCCCAATGTGTCCTCCTGGCGACTACTACTACTACCGCGCGGGCGGCCTGGGCCAGCTATGTGGCCTGAGAAGAAGTAGTAGAAGTGTAGTATTGAAATAGCGTGTTGACGTCGTACCATGGCTTTCCGCCTGAGCTTCCAGTCAGTTCCTGGCAAATGCGGGTAGGCTTGTCCCAGCCGAGGTCTACCAGGCCCTTTACCTTGGCAGCCAGGGGTGTGCTAAGGAGGCGGGCCAGGTTGTCGGCTTGCTCCGGCTCCACGTCGACAGGAACAGACGCGGGCGCCGGGTGACGCGGGCCTCCGCTCGGAACGCTGCGGAGATCCGAGTCTGAAACAAAGGGCGCCTGTATCTCCACGGGCGTTTTGCCGGGCAGCGTGACCCAGGCGCGTCCCACGGTGGTCAAGTGTGCGGCGTCCGGCAGGCCCAAAACGCGCGCCTGACTGGGCTTTTCCGCGTGGAAGTGGACCTTGGTGGAAAACATGGTCCCCATCTTAGAGGGGATGGTGTCCGCGTACCATACAGGGGAAATGAACCACAGGCCAAAGCCATACTTGCGGGCGCGCTTGAGCATGTCAGCCCCAAGGGCGCGGATGGCTGGATCCTCGAGAACGGTGGCGGCCTCATCCATAAAGACAATGATGGGAACCAGCGGTTGGGGCGCCAGGGCGTTATACTTGGCCAGCGTGTCCACGCCCTGCTCGCGGTAGGCGCGGTATAGCTCTTCTCGGTGATTCAGTTCGCCCGCAAGCTCCTGCATTACGGCCAGTATAGTTCTCTCGTCGCTGGCTACGGGCCATAGAGCGTTCGGTGATCGCTCAAAGGGCGCCAGCGTGACGTCCTGTGGGTCCACAAGGACCAGGTGGACCGGATCGGTGGAGTTCGCAATCTGCCAGGCCAGAAACCTGGCCAGCATAGACTTGCCCCATCCAGTCACGCCTGCAATAGCGCCGTGCACAAAGCGCATCACGTTGCCGGTCACTGGCCCATCCACGCCCTGGCCAAGGACCAGGTTGCGATACGTAGGGTCACCACGAATAAGCTGATGCATCGGAATGAACTCCGGGAGTTGTGGCGCCGGTCCGCTGATGCTCGCAACGGGCGCGGCCTGGGCAGCCTGGGCAGGTCTTGAGCCTTGAGCCTGGGCGGCCATCAAGAGGCGCTCCATCGGAAGGTCCAGGGCACTAACCTGAAACGATCCATCCGGGGCAACCTCTACAGTCCAACCCCCACGCCCATCGCTCGGCATGAGTTGCCGGACCTGGGCGTGGGTGGCCATCACTCGCATGTGCTTTGCTTTGATACGGTGGAGCTCAAGCCGACGCATCCGCTTGAACCAGGCATCCCAGGCCAGAAGCCCAGGCGGGCCAGGCCAGCCAGGGCGCCCACGGTGAACAGGGCACGGGCGATTCCCTTAACCGTCCACAGTCTGGCCCAGACCATTGTCGCACGGGCGCCCAGCGTGGGCCACGACTCCGCGACCATAATCGCAGAAACGGCTACAGCAAGGCCCAGCAGGCCGCCCAGCAGAAGGCGGGCGACCATGGTCAGCCGACCAGCCTGGGCGACTGGCTCAGATTTTGACTGAGGGCAGTTCGTAGGTATCGCCGTCTTGTTCATAGTATAGCTCCCTGTCGATCGTTTCCTTGGACCACGGGTACACAACTCGGCTTGTGGGAATAGCTGGGCGCGTTCCTGGGTAGTTCGGGTCCCAGGCCTCATACCACAGGACGCCCAGGGCGATGACGCATCCAGCCAGCACAGAGACGCCCAGGCCGGTGGCAAGCTCCCTGATGTGCGTCCTCAACCATTCCCAAGGCCGTTCCATCCACATGCCAATGAGGGCGTAGGCGACCACGACAAAAACGATCCCGACGAGTGCAAAGGCGGCACACGTGGCCAGAACAGCCCGCGGGTCGGTTCGCTCTCCGCGGAGGATCCTCTCTGCCTGGGCTGGCTGCCTACCCCATCCGGAAAACCATCTCCGCTTCCCTGTAGCCGGTCCCTGATTCTGTCCATCCATGGCTTGTCCTCCATCACTTCATCACCCGGGACCAGCCGGAGCGGGCTGGCCTGAATGCACCAGGAATTGTACCCTATGTAGTAGTCGTCATAGCCTGCGTCAGCGCAAGCGCGGGCCAGCCGCACGTCCCGGACCAAGATGGTATAGGTGATGGCGGCATAGGCCATACAGGCAATAGAGAGAATAAGCAAAAGCCAGTCTCTCACACCAAGAGGCTCCGGGGCGGGCGGCGTCCTCAATGTGCGAGGGCGCCAGAACAGCCAGTCTTTTTTCCAGCCTTGGTCACTCTTGGCGTGTCTCATTTGGCAGCCCCTCCTTCCCGACTGATGACCCAAAACTCAACAGTTCCGGCGCCATCGGGCTTGTTCGGGTCGGCGGGCGTCCAGCGGGTCACGGTGGCAAACGGCCAAGGTAAGCGCGTGCCTCCCGTCGCATTTGTCGAACCGCGCGGCTTGCTTGAGACGCCAGAGCTCGCGTTTTGCGCTGCGCGACCCTCAGCCCTGCTGCTGAACTGGAGCACCAAGCTCGCGTCCCCTGGGCGCATCTTGAGCAGGAAGGCGCGCAGTTCGCCGTACTTGGTTATGCGGGTACCCGTGGAAGGGACATGGGCGGATCCACGGGTAGCTATCACCTTGCGGCCATTGATGACCATTTCAAATGACCTGTCATCGAGGCGGGCCTGGATGGCCTGGCGGGCGGTGGTCGGCGCCTCGTGGCCGTGGGCCTGGCGGGCGGCCTTGACGGCCTTCTTGGCGGCGGCGGCCTGCTCGGCGGCCTGCTCGGCGGCCATCGCCTCGCCCAGTTCAGCGCCGTCAAGGAATCGCCTGAGAACCTGGGGCGATACCTTGGGCGACAAAGTGGCGGCCACTCGTTTCCGAGCCATGAAACCTTTTAGCTGCCCGCACTGGGCCAAGTTGACCGTTTCGGAATCCACAAGGGCCTGGATTACTTTGCGGTTTTCGGGTGTCAAGTCCATCGGGTTCATGTTCTACTCCTTGTGTTTGGCGTGGGCGATTTTCAAGTATCGCCTCGTGGTTGAGCGGCTTGGTAGCGCGCGCTCAAGGTATGCAAACTCCACTTCTAGGCCCTGGGCGTCCAAGGTGGCGGAGGCGCCATTCAGCTTGCCCAGGACGGCGTCCAAGTGTTCCCGCCTGGCAGGTGGCCAGTCCGGGTTGATGCGAACGACCTGGCCAGGCTTGCCGGGGACCTCTACGGTCCGCCAGGTGGCCACGTCGGCCTCGGCCTCGGCGCTGGCCGGCAGCGCGGCGGGGATGCCCTGGCCCAGGAGCCAGGCGCGGCGCTCTTCCAGCCAGGCCTCTTTCCGGATCTCGAACGAACCGAACAGGAATCCCAGTTCCACAAGGGCGCCGTAGTAGTCGCACGCTACGGCAATCCCCGACAAGAGAGGTCCCCAGTCCAGCATCCAGGCCGTCCAGGGCGCGGCGACCTTGAGGCGCGCGGAGAACGTCACCAGCAGGTTAGCCAGAGTCCCCACCAAGGACACGACCAGGGCGCTATAGTCCCACCCGTTCGCCTCCTTGCGTAAGATTTTACGGAACGTCTCAATGGTCGTGAACGGCGTGTTGAGCTCGGCGCCGAACACAATCAGGCCACTACCCAAGATGACCAGCCACGATTGAACCGGGCCGGGGATAACCTGGATGTCCTCGAACGTGAAAGCGAACAGCCCAGTGACAAAGAAACCAAGGGCGCTGAGCAGGATGGGGACCAGCATACCGAACATGCGCCAGTCTGTCCACGGGCGCCGTGGTTCCTCTTTGTAAAACGGCATCACCTGGGCCTGATGCACTGTGGTGGCTTTCATCACGGGTGGCTCTCCTTTTCAGTGGGTGAAGCTCAGCTTTTCAGTTACAAGGCGCAGTGGCCACAAGCTGGCCACGAACACGCGGCCAGACTCAAAGCCAAGCGCCAGCCCTACGGGCCACAAGACCAAGAACACTTTTAGGCCCAAGTGGCGTACCCAAAGCATCTTTCCGTCCCTGAGCTTCAAAATGTGTTTCACAGCAAGCCATCCCCTGCGGGCGGCTCTTGACTGGGCCAGTCCGGTGGGCCTTCTGGCACGTCCGGGTACGCTGCTCGCTCGGCCAGAATCTGCCGAGCAGAAGGCCCGAAGGGCGTCGGCCTGCTCTCCACGATGTCCTCCCAGGCCTCCACGCCCAGGGCGTCAATGGTCCACCCATAGTAGGCCTCGCGCGGCCTGGCGCCTCCGGTCATCCAGGATGTATCTGGAACAGGCTGGCCCATCGCCTCCCAGGCTTTGAGCATACGCGGGCCTTGGGTCGTCTGGACCATCGTGGGGCGCCATGGGTTACGGCTGAGCGTCCCGCGCGCGGTGACCCATTTCGTTGCCCGGACCTGGAGCATCCTGATGTAGACGTCCAGAGTCAGCCGAGCGTCCTGGCCCACGTACTCAAGGACCAGGTCGTGGGCCTGGCGCGTCCCAGGCTGGATACCTCTGGCCAGCAGGGCGGCCACGTTGGCGTCCAACTTCTGGCGGCTTTCGGGCCTCATCGCGTCCTCTTCGGGCCAGACGGCGGACCACAACACGGGCGCCAGGGCGCCGGACATCCCAGCCGTCTTGGAGCCTACGCCAAGGGCCTCCGCTATCTTGGCCAGCTTGACCATGTAGCCCATCTTGCAGACTTGCTGAAAGCCCGGATCGTACATCTCTAGCGCCAGGCGGGCCAGGCGGGCGGCCACGTCCGGGTCACGGGCACCCTTGGCGATGGCGGGATAGTCAAACCCCAGGCCGTTCCAAGACACGATTTCATAGCCATCATTGGCCAAGCTCAACAGGAGCAGGGCGATGTCACGGATCTGCGAATCGCTCATCTCCAAACGGTAGGGCTGCCCAGGGAGCGGGAGCGCCTGCCCATCGTTCGGGTGGAAAATGGTCGGGCCGGTGTCTCCGTCAATCATCAGGCCAACACACGAGATTCCAAAAAAGGGCGCCATCATCCAGTCTCCGGACGGGAGCGGGCGCGCGATTTCGATGTCAAAGGCTGCCAGTTTTCTCTTCATTTCCTTGACCTTTCGTGTTCTGACGCCCTGGGCCTTTCATCTCCCAGGGCGTCAGCTTGAGCACGGGTGGCGTCTAGTCGGCGGGCGGATATTCGACGTTGAGGCCAGTGTCCGTCCGGGTGTAGGTGATCCCCTTGGCCTCGCAAAGGGTGATGACGGCGTCTGCCAATGAGCCGGTGTAGTCCGCCATATGCTTGACGCCCAGCAGGGCGGTGGCCTCCGCGGGCGGGATATGGGCTTTAGCCAGGAACTTGTGATAGCGCATCACGGCGCCGTTTTCGCTATGGTCCGCTGTCCAGGGAGCGTCCTGGGCGGCAGTTTGGCCAGTTTCGTGTCCATTTGTGCCAGAGTCCCGCCCAGGGGCAGTCTGTGAGGCCTGCTCCAAAACCTTGGCTTGCAGGGCATCGCTCAGCGTGCGGAACCGGAGCACGTCCCACGCTTGCTTGATGGTTACGGGCTGACGGTC